AGAAGTATTATATAAGTTATATCAAAATAATAAGTTTAGACAATATAAATGGTATGCTTTTATAAATAAAAAAAGAACAGAAGATAATATGCTTAATAAAATTGAAAAGACATATACAAAAGATAGTATTATTATAATTGGTGATTGGAGTATAGGTAAGCAAATGAAAAACTTTATTTCTACACCCAATCTATCATTAAAAAGAAAATTACAAGAACGTTTTAAGGTTTATAACATAGATGAATATAGAACTTCTTGTCTAAATTATAAGACAGAAGAATTAAGTAAAAACCTTTATCTACCAGATAAAAGAAATAAAGAGCGAAAGATGCATTCTATCCTAACATATAAAATGGAAAATAAACGGAATGGTTGTATCAATCGTGATAAAAATGGTTGTAAAAATATTCAAAAAGTTTTTAACTATTATATAGAATATGATGAACGACCAGAAAGGTATAAGAGAGGAGTTGATTTACAAAAACTACAAACCGCGATAGTGCCGTCAAATTGTAGTTAGTCGCTTAAATGCGATCATTTACACCGATAGAAAAGATGAATAAAAGAATTATTATATTTTTTATAATAGTCTTGTCTCATTTTTCTTTTCGGTCGGTGTAATTCTAATAATAGCTTTTCATCTATTAGATTAATCTCAGTTATAATAAAAGACATAATATTATTTATTTTTTCATTATTTGTAATAGTAAAAGAAAATTTTGGAAATTCCGAAAAATATGCGTTTATATTGTTATAAATATTAGTAATATATAGATTATTCCATATAATTCTTTTATTTACACTATAAAATATAGAATTGTAATCTAATTTATTACAATTTTTTGTTAATAAAATACTTGCAAAATATATTTTATATAAATACGGATGTTCCCTCATTTTTTCAGCTTTCCATAAAGCAATTACTATGTTATCATGTTGTAGGAATATAGGAATAGTCGTTTTTTTACTGCGAGTATCCTTAGAAAACGAATAATAAATAATTATATCATTTTCCTTGCTTACTGTTAATATTTGTCCATTAGAGTTCCAATCATTATAGGTAGGAACGCAACTTCCAGACCAAGAGCATCTATTGTTCTTTTTTGGGTTTGGATTTCCAAATATCTTAATAAAACTACTTCTATTCAATACCATTTCATCCGTCCAATTATTCATGATATTTATTGAAACCCTTTTATTTTTTGCGAAAAGGCATATTCCGATGCGCTAAAATCTCCAATAGTCGTCTTTTTCGAAGATTTTTTCATTTTTAGAGTTATGTTGTATACCCATTTTTGTTTCTAACCAATGACCCTCTTTTCCACAATGCTTTGTATTTTGCCCATCTAAGCAAATTTCAAGACCTCTAACATTATTATTAAACAATTCTATTATATGTTGTTTATCAGCATCATATTCCTTGTTACTCATGAAATTATCTGATTGTTGTTGTATATATACAAATAATCATTTTTTACTAATATCCTCCGCGCAATCGCAAAACAAGATGTAGTGTAGATTCCTTTTGAATATTATAATCCGCCAATGATCTCCCATCTTCAAGTTGTTTCCCAGCAAAGATTAAGCGCTGCTGATCTGGCGGAATCCCTTCTTTATCCTGAATTTTACTTTTGATAGCATCGATAGTATCGGAAGATTCTACTTCCAATGTGATTGTTTTTCCCGTTAATGTTTTTACAAAAATTTGCATCAACTCTTTACTATGTATATGTATAACATAAAATAAGTTTATATATATTTTTACAATAATAATTTCCGCTTATTTATTTCATTAGGATTCCAAGATATATATATCATATTTATATTTGGTTCGGGAAGTATTTGCACAAAAAACCCATTATTTCGCAAGGAATCTACTATATATTTAACACAATCCTCTATTTTATATAATGGCTTCCCATATACATAAAAGGGTATCTCGTAAAATATATTCATTCCCCCGATTGTAGCGGTATTCTTTATTTTTTTATGGCATATATTAATAATATTATCAAAAGTGATAAATTTCGAAAGCTCTTTTTTATCTTTTAAAGAATATAAATCTGCTAATGATATTCTCGGAGGCATTGTTTTAATATTAATATATATTAATATTATAATTCTTTAACCGTATTATTATCTAATTCGTACTGTGATAATAGATAATGTTTAGCGGGTTTAGTTACTGTAGGGCTCGTGACTATTTCTTTGGTAAATCCTGATCTATAGATATTAGTTATCATATCCAAACTTATAGCATAATTAAAATATTTTAAATCAGCTATTTTTAGAATATTTCCAATTTGACGCTTATCATCGCTCGAAGCATAATTTGATTTACTAATATTAAAAAAGGGGTTCTTATCGTGTACTATTTCATCATCAAATGTCGGGTTAATATAAAAGGGAGATTTATTATTTTTAAGAGTAGCAGAATATATATTATCGGAACTTACAGACCCTCCGTATATTGTTTCGGCCTTGCTTTCAAATATCAACATCCCATTTATATATAATTTACATATCGCGCGATTCTTAGTCAATATATTGTTATTATCTGCGACCTCTTTAATAACTACAGTAACCATAAACCATTTATTATTAAATGTTATATCATAGATCCCTAACATGTTTTTATTTTTTTCATTCCAGTCGTTTACCGAATTAATAGTGTCGCATTTTTTATATAAGGAATTATTTTGATAAGAATCGGGCGATAATATATTGTTGTAATCAATCGCTAAACTTGTACCATCGCTATTTATTCTAACGAGAGGATTCTTTGTAATTAAATTTACATAATTGCCGTCGTTCTTATAATTACAATTATAATTTCCAGTATTATTAAAATAGAATTTCTTTTCCCCTTTAAAAAACAGTACAATATCTTTTTTATTTTCAGTAAAATCTCCCGATCCTTCTTGTTTTAATTTCGTAATTTTATTTTGATCTACATATAACCAGAAATTGTAACTATATTCAGCGCCCCCTTCTTGATTTATAGAAGGAGCTATATCAATAAAATATTCATGAGATTTATTAACCGTATTGTATTTCGCTTCTGCCAAACTATAATCATATATTCCTTTAAGAATATCTACTTCCTTTCTAATATCATTATTTCCTTTAAACATATGTTTCAATTCTATTAAATATATATTATATGCTACATACCCCATTAACAGCAATATTATTAAGGATATAATTATTTGAATAATTGGATGAGTCATCATATTTTAATTTTAAGCTATCTATTTAAAATATGGAAATAAAAATATAATAAAAAACATTTTTCGTTAAATTACTAAACTAATAATATACAACAGTATCAGAATTAGTTAATTTATATATAGGGTTTCTAAGTCCGTAAGCAGCTAATCCGAGTGATGATAAACTACCTTTAATAGGTCCAGTGCTATACTCTCTGTATATATCATTTCTATTTAAATCATAATTGAATATCGTTAATCTGCTGAATAATCCCGAGAATCCAAGTGGGGTATTTTCTCCTTCCTTACCACCTATATATAATTTACCAACATGATCTAAATTGAATATACTAACATCTAATATAGATCCATTCTTATTTTCTGTCTTATTATTAATAGTTTTTACAAAATTCCCGTCTATATATATAGTTATACTTCCGCCTCCATTATCATTCATAACAACACCAACATGGACCCATCTTTGTATAGGGATATACTCTATTTCAATTCCACATAAATATTTGGTAATACCTTTATTTATATAAAGGAACTGATCTCTATCGTAATCATATTTAACAGGTTCGTTATCATTATAGGTTTTGTTTATACCAAATCTTAATTCTAATGCATTTCTATCTTTGGCAAGACGCATACACAAAGAAGAATCTTCTACATTTCCGTGTCTATTTTTATCATCTGTTATAGTCGCCAAATGTCTAAAACTACCTGCATTATCGTTGATATTAAATATGTATACCCAAAAACAGTATGATCGTTTATTACCGTTTCCTCCTTCGAGAACATCTGAAAAAGATATTTCGCTAAATTTTGAACATACTATAGGAGATTCAGTTCCCGGAATTAATATTTTTTTTTGATATAATATATTATCTACTATAATATAATATATGATATAGCATACTATTGCAGCTAAAATTAGAAGAATTATTATAAAATAAATGGAACTAGAAGTATTAGTTACATTATTTACAAATGCCTCTCTCGCATTTTCAATAGTCATATTGTTAACAGCATTTGAAACAATCTGGGAACTCGCACTTAAAGCTTCCGATCCTTTATTTACAACGGGATTATTTACAGCACCTTCTTTTGCTCCATTAAAAAAATCTTGAAAATTCTTACCTATTTTTTCCATGAAACCTTTATTATCTTGAACAACTACCTCGTTATTCATATTTATTTGATTATCTAATTAAAGAAGACAAAATTTCTATTGCATAAATTAATATGATAGTTTTGAATTTGGTATAATGGAAATTTATTACAATTATAATTATGCTTTATATTCTTTTTTTGCAAAGATAAATATTTTAGCATTTTAGTAATCTTTTCTAATTTTGGAACGACCCCCTTTTTATATTTAAATAATGATAGATAATATACAAAATATACAAACATCGCAATACACAATTCGTTATTATTCTTATACATATACAAATCATATATACACATTATTTCAATGAATTGTTTATAATACTCTATTTTGTATTTGAGAGACATATTACGATTATTAAGCTCTATAATAATATTTTCATAGAATTTTAATGGTATAGCCCACGGCTCTTTATTTATTATTCTGACTATATTGTGTCTATTAAAAGTATTCAAATATAATATATTGGTATCAATACATTCGTCTATTTCATCCTCATATATCAATTCATCTTTTTTATTGATACTATCGAATAGTTTATTCAAATTTCCCTTTGATATATTATATATTTTATCAATATGTATTTTTGATAATTTCTCACAAGATATACATGAATATATATCATCTTTCGTAGGTTTAGATAGATTATACACCTTACAGTAATTTTTAATATCTCCGATTTTTCTTATTATTTCATCATTTACTATACATATTATTGGAATATTCTTAATCTTCCCTTCATTTAATAGTTTTAAAAGAGTTATTGCTATTTTTTTATCGGATATATATATACAATCAAAATTATCAATTATTATTACCTTTTTTTTAATATTATTTGTTAATTGTTGTATTAAAGATGACGTAGTACTTTTAAATATCAATTCGATCAATTCTTCAGAATTAAAACAATTATTATTATTTATGGCAACAATTTCATAATTAATAGCTGAGCATATTTTATTTATAGAATATGTTTTCCCTATACAAGTTTTACCACTAACTAAAATACAACTGTTTTTAGATATCTTACTGATATAATTAAAGTTCTGCAGCCATTTCAATATATCTCCATATATATTTTTATTTCCACACAAGGTATCTATTACTTCCATTATCTGATATACATATGTTATACGTATATAGATTCTATAATTAATGTAAATATGAATAATATTAATGCAAATAATGGTAGAAATAATACCACGGGGATTATTGTAGTTTCTTTATTTATAAAATAGCCGAAATTCTTCATTTCTCCATCAGATTTAAACATAATGTTCGGTTTAATTGTAAATAATAATATAACAGCAATTAGATATATAGCAATACTTATAATTTTTTTAGAAAACATTCTTTATCTACTACTTTAATTAGGAAAGAAAAAAATGAATAATATACTAGTCTTTATAATATTTATAATTCTAGTATATCTTGCATATCTCATATATCTTGAATATTACAGTAATAATATTGAATATTTTAATAATAATTCAGACGGATATACGTATATTAATGATAATATATTAAATATATCTCCGATATCTTCCTATCATATTACTGATTCTAATTTAGTAAATGTAATTGAATATATGAATAAGAATAAAAAAATATCAAAAGATGTTATCCCTATAAATACTGATAAATTTAAATTGCTTATTGATCCGTATATATCTAAGTATATATTAAATAACGAGGTTACTGTTAGCGGAGAATACAAAGAAGGGATATTTGTATGTTTAAGCAACACAAGACTTGGTATCGAAGAGTGTATCTGGGATTTTAGAGGAAAAACAATAGCATATATTTATATGAGCGATTTCTTGTTTATTCAAGCAATAGCCAAAGCATACCGTCAGGATATTACAAAAGTAAGATTGAGAAAAATTAAGTTAGAAGATTTGAAATACATAGATAAACAGTTCGACTATTTTTTTACATATACTGTGATCGGTAGCGAATACATGAAATTATTAAAATATTCCAGATATTACATAAATGGATTGAATGATTTTGATATTTCGAGATTAAAAGTATTTTATCCTGTTATAGAATACAATATTAATAATATTAGGTACTATTTTAATAAGGACATCGAAGATAAATCATATAATATATTCCTAAGTGAGAAGAAATCTTTGATACCCATTATGAAATATGATATTATTCAAAACATCGAGACATTTATCACGCGCCTTGAATTACCTAAGGATTATCTGGAAAAAGTCGATAGAAATTACGATAATAATTCGGATGAATTTCTAAGAAATGTTTTATATAATGGAGTTTATGCTTGCTATGGAAATAATAATATAACAAACAAACTCGAATGCGATTCTCATTATACCAAAGAAGGTAAGACAAAAAGCTATTATAGCATATGGGATAAAAAGTGTACAGTAAACGAAGAGTGTCCGTACTATAAAGCAAATACGAAATACGATAATGAGAGAGGAGGTTGCATAAATGGATATTGTGAATTTCCTGTAGGAGTTAAAAGAATAGGTTTCACAAAATATAATAACAAAGAGTACAATCAACCGTTTTGTTATGAATGTAAAGATACCAGTGATTTAAATTGTTGTACTCCTATCGAAAATATTAAGGCATCTGCTGCATCGGCTGCATCGGCTGCATCGGCTGCATCGGCTGCATCGGCTGCATCGGCTGCATATAATAATGACTATGTTTTTGAAAATGATACTGGAGATAGAATACAAAAAAATTTAAATACAATAATTTCCTTATTAGATTATAGAAGCATATAAAATATGAAATATAGTAATATAATAATACTGTACAATATATTATCTATAATATTAATTGTTATTATATTTTTTTTAGTAATTAAAAGATATTTAAAAGATACTGAGAAAAATATTGAAACCTTTAATATGAATAGTGATGCTATTAACTATGATAATAATTTTAAATATATGCCTTCGAATACTCGTATTATGTATGAAAATACCGGCGAATATCCTTGGAATAGACATATAATAAATTCGAGCATACCCTATGATGTTAATATTAAGAAAGAAGCCGTAAATGTATATTATTACGAATTTGATAATAATACTTACAATGAAAAATTAAAACAGGTCTTTCATAATAATTGCAATGAATTGATAATAGCCGTAGAAGGAAATAACTGGAGTAAATGGCTGAACCCTAAGCTTGAAAAAGATAACAGAAAGATACAATTATTACTCAAATATTATAACAAAATATATAAATTCTTAGAAGAAAAATTGAATAATAGTGCAGAAATGGATTTACCAGGTAAAGATGCAAAGCAAAAAATACAAATAGTTCACGATTTAATGCATAGATATAGATACCACAAAGAATCTCCTGAATATTATATGTTTGATATAGATTTAATATTATATAGAGTCGGTAAATTTCAAGGAAAGCACGTAAAGGCTGTTGTAATAACAAATGGTACAATAATAAACGTGATATTAATAAAAATTATAGGAGTAATATCCGAAGACAATATTGTATTATTTCCCTATAAAGGCTATGATATAAAAAATAATAACACATTTAATCAATTTGTTCCCATGAAATATGGTATGGTAGATAACGAGCGAAAGAATAGTACCAAATATACATTCTATGTTAACGATACATACATTGATAAGGAATTAGAAAATATACTCTTTAAAAAATTGCTCGAAGATAATATACCACAGGATATAGATATAAATAATAATAATTACGAGCCTACGAATGAAGAATTGGCCAGCAGTAAAAAGGATAAGTGCTTACTTTAGAGCGGTTATTGCGTATACCTTCGCGGATATGCATAGATCCTATTATATTGATAAGGAGGGATTGTATAGGTTATTTTTGTATCTATTTTATATTTTTTTTCTTCATATTCAATTAAATCAGCGTAATAAATTAAACATTTAATAATATTTTTCATTATTATTATATAGTATAATTTATATTTATATATATATAATATAATAGATGAATTCAGATATAGATAATGATATCAATAAATTATTAAAAGTAAATCAAGCGAATATTAGAAGAAAAATATATTTACAAAAATAAGGAGTATTTCTTCGAGCAATTCTCATAACAGTTGTAGCAGACGCAGCGCTATTTTTATAACTGATTTATTTGCAGAGAATGAAAAGTTAAAAACTGTAAATAAAACATCCAGATTCTTACAGTCTAAATTAATCGTTGATAAATATACATTGAATAATCATGTTCATTTTTTTACATTATATAAAAAATATTTTGTGACATATTAAGAACAATTATTGCTTGGAATAGAAAATATTTGGGGATAGAAAAGGGTATACTATTCGTAATATAATAAATTTAGAAAGACTAATAAGTAAAGATAATTTTAATGGAGAAATTTACAAAACATTCGTTAAAAACACTCTTTGTACTTTTACGATTGCAACAAAAGTAATGAAGGAAAACTCAAGTAATTTTATTTGAAATTAGTGTAATGAATATTTCAAAGAGCATTGATAAATACTGTGGTGGTAATAGCGGTAAAATACAAGCAGGAGTTTTGCTATACTTTTTGAGAATGTCTTTACTAAAAATTGTGATAATATATTGAGAACTGAGGCAACTAAAACTATGAAAATTATAAATACAAACCTTATTATATAAATAATATAAGAGTATAATTATAAAATAAAAATAAATGAAATTAATAAAGCGTTATGTAGAATTAATAGGTAATGATAAGAAATACAGTATTGCAGGATTGATATTTGGTTGCACAGGTTCATACTATAGTGTATATGCTAATGAGCATATGGGTAAAATAATGTTAGGAGATTTTTCTAAAGAAAGATTAATTCTATTATTGTATGCAAATGTATTGGCTATGGTAGCATGTTCTTTTAGAGGAGCATGCTTTACATACTCGGGAAATTGTATGAATATAAGATTACGAAAAATCATATATAATAAATTAATAAATCAAAAATCGAGGTTTTACGAGACAACCCCTGTAAACAAATTGTTGGACTACATTAATAACGATGTTAGAATTGTTTCAACCAGTATTTCTTTAAATATCAATGTTATAACAAGATCTCTTGTTCATGTAATAGCTACTTTATGGATGCTCAATAAAATATCGTGGAAATTAACTATATTAGTGTGTTTATTAATTCCTATAAATATGGGAATTTCTAAATTATACGAGAAGACCAATAAAATAATAATGAAGGGTTACGAAGAATTAAATAAAACAACTGGGACTTATATTCACGAGACAATATCCCACATATCAATAATAAAAACATATTCAACCGAAGATATAACTAATGATAAACATACCTTATTTAGTAATAAGCAATTAAATTACATTTTTAAAGAGACTATTTTATATGGCATGAATTTATTGTTAATTAGTAATATTCCTACATTTACAACCATAGGAATAATCTTAGCAGCAAAGTATTTAAATAGTACAGAAGGTCTTATATCTTTTATTCTTCACAATCAGAGCTTGTATGATAATGTGATGGCTATAATACAATATAATAATGAATTTATCAAATGCAAAGAACCTTATAAAAGAATATCGGAATTACTTGATACCAATATGCATCCGAGGGGATACTATATACCACTTGATGATAATTTAGATGGGAAAATAGAGTTTAGAAATATTAAATTCAAATATGAGAAAGCCGAAAATAATTTAATAGAAAATTTAAATTTTAAAATTAATGCAGGTGATAAAATAGCAATTATTGGAAATTCAGGTTCGGGCAAAAGTACATTAGTTAAATGTCTTTTGGATATTTTATCAATAAATTCAGGAAATATCTATATAGATAATATAGATTCAAATACATATGATAACAAATGGTTGAAACAAAAAATAGGATATGTAGCGCAAGACAGTATATTATTTAGCGATACTATAGCAAATAATATAGCTTACGGTATTGAGAATCCAAGTGAAAAAGATATAATAAATGCTGCAAAAAAAGCAAATGCACACGAGTTCATATCCATGCTTCCCAATAAATATAATACAGTTCTCGAAGGTACTGAACTCAGCTCTTTATCTGGCGGTCAAAAACAGAGAATATCTATAGCAAGAGCTTTAATAAGGAATCCCAATATATTAATTTTTGATGAAGCAACGTCAGCGCTTGATCCAGAATGCGAAGAGATGGTTCAAAATACTATTAAAAAGTGTTCTAATGAAAAAAACATCACGGTGATTATAATAGCTCATCGCTTTTCAGCATTAGAAATTGCCGATAAAATATATAGATTTGAAAATTCACAATTGACTGATGTTACCGAAGAAATTAAGAATAAAAGATATTCTTTAGATAGGAAATAAATATGAATTTATTTATTAATGACGCTAAGGATACCGCAAAAAATGTTATAACAGTTGCTTCAAATAAGAATTGTGATATATATATTAAAGATCATTTGGATATAATAAATGTTTCCTCTAAAATAAAAACTATTATTCATTATAATCATAATTTTAAGAACAAAGTAATATTTAATTTAGAGAATTTAGATAGAAAATTTATAGAAGCATTTATTTATCGAATATTACAGGGAAATTACTCATTTGATAAATATAAGAAATCTGAAAGGAAACATGTTATGCTCTTTTATGCTCCTCAAATATCAAATGAAAACAAAAAAAATATAGTTAATATAGTTGAAGGTTCTTATAATGCGAGAAATTTAATAAACGAACCTTCTAATATATCAACACCAGAGAATTTTACTAAATATGTTAAAAAGGTTTTTAAAAATAGTAATAATGTTAAGATAATAGTATTTAATGATAAACAGATGGATAAAATTGGGTTAAATTTAATAAATGCTGTAGGAAAATCCTCTATAAATAAACCGAGATTCTTAATTATAGATTATGCTCCTCCAAAATATAAAAAAAGTGTTTGTATGATAGGCAAAGGCGTTACTATAGATACAGGAGGATATTCTATAAAAACATCAAATGGAATGAATAATATGTATATGGATAAAGAAGGAGCTGTTATTAGCGTTAGTATCTTATATATGTTATCTAAATTAAAATATAATAATAGATTGATATGTATTTGCCCTCTCGTAGAAAATATAGTATCGGGGTCTTCTATAAAACCCAATGATATAATTAAGGCATATAATGGGCAAAGTGTCGAAATAGTGAATACTGATGCTGAAGGAAGATTAATACTTGCAGACGCATTAACATACTCGTGTAATAAGTACAAGCCTGATTATATATTTGATTTTGCTACATTAACAGGATGGTCGGAACGAATAAATTGCCATAGTAGCTTTACATATTTTACAACAAATGAAAATATTTCTAGTAAAATAGTGGAGTATGGTAATAAATATAGCGAAAAAAATATAAGAATACCTGCATGGATAGAATATATGTCTTATATTAAATCGAGAGTAGCTGATGTTAAAAATAGTGGCTATGAATGCAAAAACAGCGAAGGACTAATGGCGAGTTTATTCTTAATGAATTTTATTCCTAAAAAATACAGAGACCGTTGGTGCCATTTTGATATTAGAATGTCCAATTATAATAATAATGTTAATATAGCAGATGGTTTTGCCACATACTTATCAATTATAAGAAATATATAATTATCATTTAATAGTATCTAATTTATTTTCTACCTGCTTTCTTCTTTTTAACAGCGACTTCATTTTCTCCATCGTTTTTATTGTCTATTTCTTCGTTGGGCTCACATACCTCACAAGTCTCCTTAACTTCAATTTCATCATCAGAGACTTCTTTATTAGTTTTGATTTTAGCAGGGCTATTCTCCTTTTTTTTATTCTTCTCCTTATATTCATCAGTTTCTTTGAATTTGTTCCATTCTTCGGCAATTTTTTTCAACCTTTCTTTACTGGAAAGTTCAGGATAATCTTTCTTATTAAAGATTAAATGCTTTTCCTTCATATATTCTTGATATGAAGACAATTCGTATTTAGGCTTTTCTTCATTGTTATTATTCTTAGATCCCTTCTTGTTTTTCAGTTCTACCTTCCCTTCTTTAATTGCATTCTTTACATATTCAATAATTTCTTTCTCACTATTGATAGCATCACAAGGAAGGTTCTTATTTACTTTATCCTTTACAAAAGTTTGAAGCTTCTGATTAGAAGACATATATCTGGTTATTGGTAATAGGTACTAGGTTTACTGATTTAATCAATTTTTATTTTTTTATTACAATAATATATAAATTGATACAAAATAATGAGCTTTAATACCATGAGTTTTAAAGATTTGCAAGATATACATTCGCTTCAAATATATAATGATAATCCCGATGTAGGTAAGGAAGATCAATTTGTGGATGCATATGATATGATGGCAAATATTATGGAATTTAAAAAAAATTTTAAATTTTTGTTTAGTGATTTATTTAAAAGGGATTATTTATCATCAGATATCATATTCAAAAATTACGAAGAAGCCACCGCTTTATATAACAAAGGAATTATTACCGAAAAAGAACGCATTAGTAGAATTAAAGAGTTCTTCAAAGAATTATCCGATTTAGAATCTAAAAGTTATAGAAATAGTGCACTAAGACCTATATTATAGAATCTTTTTTATTATAGTATATATTAGAATATAATATATTATGATTGAAAATTTCGAGTTAGTATCTATAACTACTCTTATTTTAATACTTACATTAATCAGTTTATATCCGCTAATATATCTAAAATATATGAAAGATCTAAATAATAATATTGAAAAATACAATACCATATGTACTAACAAGAAAGGAGTTTATGATAAAAATAGTATTAAAATAAAAAACACATATATGTGGAATTTATCTATCTATATTTTTGATTTTGATAGAATATCGCAGAATTTTAACTATAAAAATTCGAAATCAGATAGCGATACAATACCTATCAACCGGAATTATAGCATTATTAACGGCCAATTAAATATTATGAAAGTTTATAACGATTATTTGCATTATAGCATACCTCTATTTATCGCTTTATGGCTTGTATTTTTACTAAATCTAAGCATAGTATTTAGCAATGTCTATAACACACGTGACGTAAGTGACGCAAGTGACGCAGGCAACGTCAAATCTAATAATTACGCATACTCTATAATATTTGCCTTCATAAATGTTGCTATCTTTACAATTATATTCTCATTGATTTTGAAAAAAATTACAGAAATTTACATAGATACTGATTTATTCAATTATATTATGCTTTTAAAAGAATTAGACATAATAATTAAAGAAAACAATGATGAAGAAGATAATAATAAAAAGATCATTGATATAATAAGAAAGTCTTCTATAGATGAAAATATTAATTCTATCGCAGATGTTCCTTTTAATATACAGTTATTTCGCGAATTATCCGATCTTAAGACAGGAGCTTTAAGTAATAATAACAATTATAAATTAACATTACAAAATATAGATAAATTTGAATCATATAATAAAAAGAAGTCTATTAGTAAAATAAACGACGAAATAGATGACGTAACGCAGTATATTACAGCATACTTTATTTTAATTTTCATGTCCATATATATATTGTCTCAGGCTATTAAATCTAATTTTTTAATTATCTCATTTATCATTATTTCAATCTATATATTCTATATTATTGGACAAGTTGGTAAAAAAAATTTAGAATAATTTAATAATCTTTTTTTTCTTTATAATGTATAAAGTGTATCATATTTATAAATGAATACTGTATTATTTATCGTATTAATTATGATGATAATAATTTTTATAAACGAATTGAAAAATATATCACTATCTTTTTTTAAAATTAATTATATTAAAGATGTCTCGGATATTAATATAAAGAAATATTGTAACGACATTTACTGCGAAGCTGAAACTTCGAGGTTTAAAATCGCTGATAATAGTTACAATTTACTATCGTCTAATGATATTTTTAATACAAAAACATACTACGTCATGATATTAATAATTATATTAGCAATATATGCACATATCTTTTACAATTTAATTGAATATAATAATGTTTATTGTTTAGCTATTGATAATATAGATGGTAATATTATTAGAAATATTATTAAGTCTTTACCCATTATTCTTGGTATTGCAGTATTTACTTTTGCATTAATTATAATAATTGCGAGATATATCCCAAGCGATAGAGTAGGTTATAAAAATTATTTTAATTATAATAATCCATTATTAAGTGGTATTAATACTTATAATATCGAGAACATCTCGTATTATATTTTATCCACCATAGTAGTCATAGGAGTCCTATATATATTAATTGCACTATCTGCTAATATATTAGAATATCCAGACGAACAACGTATAAAAGGTAGCAAATATAAATTTTTGTCTATCGGATATTTTATAATAATAGTAATGTTCTCTTATTTAATATTAAATTTTATGAATATATTATTAACATTTTCCAACAATAAATATCCCAAGTTAGATGGTGATATTTTAAACGCAATTGTAAATAAATTAGAAAATAAAATTGCAAAATTATCAGATATATATATAGTAAAAAATATAGTAAAAGATTGCTATAAAATAGCTCCTTCTCCACAAAGCTTAACAAGAGATAAATTAGTATTGTTTAAATATATATACGCATATATAACTAATATAACTTATCGTGACGATTTAGGATATCGAGTAGAAGCAAATTTTAAGTTAAATATAGATGATACTATTACATATAAATTTAAAGGAACCTCGATAACTGATAAATCGACAGACGGGGGTACTATATTTATACCACTTACTTCGGCAGATATTCCTGTAATCAAGATAAACAATCTTTTTCCTACTAATGGTAAAACAACATATAATAATTATTATAATGCATTGGATAGTAAAAAGAAACCTGCTATAGGGAATACATATAATCCCGAAGATATTCTCAATAATTTTTCATTAAGAGATTATAAAGGTATAAAAGATGAGCTAACAAATATAAAAAAAAGTATTGATGAAACATCTAAAAGTACAGACCCGTTGGTTAAAGAAAATTGGAAAATATTATTGAAAATCCTAATTTGTTTTTCAATAAATGAAATGAAGAATTTTAATGAAGATATTTCTAAATATATAAAGGATAATTTGAAAGACAATGTAATAAAAAATAATATTTATAAAAAACATCAATTATTAGTAGAATTAACTGACTATATTCTAAAATGTATTTATAATTCTAAAGAAATTGAAAGTAATGATGGAAGTACAAAGATTAAAAGAATTATTGTAGAATATATTGATTTTAAGACGGAAGAAGGAAGTGTTATGTCCAAATCAAATTTTTTTGGTATTAATTACGAACCATTTAGTTCTCCGTTAGAGTCGCAAGAAAATTATTCAGTAGATTTTTCTTATAATAGCGAGAATACATTTTATGAGAAATATTTCGGTTTTTTGGAAAATTTAAATAATCCCAGCTATTATGATTTAGAATATGACGTCGGTTCGTATTATATTAAAAATATTAAAACACTTGCGTATTTCATATTAATAATTTTCGCAGTATCTATAATATATCTAATAATATTTTATATTCAATATACTGATATATTATATAAATATTTTGATGAAATTATTCTACCAGTAATCATATTATTAATATTTATATTATATATAATTGTATTTATCAATTATAATACAAACTATAATTTAAATTTTATATACGGGGCTTTAAATAGCTCTTATAAAAGAGATTTAAATGATTTAAATAATATGATAATCCCTTTTATTAGCTATTCATATAAGAGAGATAATTACATAAAAGGCCCGTATTATGAGTTATATCTTATTACAAACGTATTAATGTCTTTTATATATTACAATAATCTGTCGTTGGCTGATTCCGAAGATGCAGCGTTAGGTAAGTTCGATATAGTAATCGATTCTACAGGTAATGCTATAGAATCTTTTGAAGATATAGATTATGATTATAGTAATTTTAAAGATTATCATAATAAATTTGGAAATTTAATTTATAAAAAATTATATAGAAAAAATGATATGTTAAAAGATGATGTGATTATAGTAAATTCTGATAAAAATCTATTTGACTATATAAACGAAAAAGTTACATATAAAGATATAATAGATATTACCAGTAATATAGGACAGTTCAATGCATATATTGGTAAATTTGCTGGAATTAAAACAGATTTAATAAACATTATTAATAACTTAATAAGCTCATTCAAAAATTATGATAAAACCGACAAAGATACAAAATTATACGAATTCTTTAAAGAATATGTTATGTTTTACACGAATAATGATAATAAAAAAATATGGAATAAATTCTTATTAAAAAAAGAGTTCTTTGATGATTATAAGAAATATAATGATAAGAGTCTTCTTCTGGAAGAAGATAAAAAACAAATTTTTAGTAAATTATTCAGTAATACTTACGACAAGTCATATATAGACGAACATGTTAATGAATACACTAAAATTCTTTCACATTACCATTTTAATAAATTAATATCCGCGTATCCTCCAAGTGGTCAACCAGATGGACGACCAACCGCAAACGATATTCTTGTTATTATAAGAAAAAATACAGACAGTTCACAATCATCGCTCATGCTATTTATAGACAATTATAGAAATATGAAGTTGTTTAGATTATTATTATTGCAAAAGCAAAAATATGAAAATAAAAATTTAAATATTAATGATACTTTTTTAATTACCGATGCTGTTAGCAAAAATACTGAATTAACTTCTAAAGGTGAATTTATAAAAGCTACTGATTTGCAATCTATATATTATAAATTGATAAGTAGCGGATTAATTAATCTTGATAAATCCAATAATTACTTAATGAATATTATAAAATCAGTATATTATCAAATAAATAATAAAAGAATTGAATATAATATACCAGTTGATGATAATAATATAGGGAGCGATTGTAGTATCTACAAAATAATCTCTAAAAACCCATTTGTACATGAAAATATTATTAATGATAATGCCAATAATACAATAGGTTATGAATTGTTCGCAACATATTTTATAAATATGGTAATGATAGGAATCATTTACAATTTGGCCTTAGTAAAAAATAATAATATTAATAAATTATTTTGATTTCATATTATCAAATAATTATTATATATATATATGATAAATATAATAATATGAATTTTTATGATATTATAGAATCTTTTGCGGCAAAAGCTTCTTCTAAATCTTCTTCGGAATCTTCTTCGACTGCGAAAAAATCAAAAACTATTAAATCAACTATATCAGAAAGTAAACCAGATGTATCAAGTAGTTTAATGAGTGGTGAGCAGAATTTAACTACTGTAGCTACAGTAACTGGAGGGTCTATTGTTTTAGATAATATAGTTGACGAATTAATTGACGAAAAGGGTTTATTAAATGGTAGACGTTCGGGAGAAAATATAGAACATTTTCAACAACTAAATCAAAGACAAACTCTTCCTCCTGCTCCTGCTCTTGCTTCTGCTTCTGCTTCTGCTTCTGCTCCTGCTCCTGCTCTTGCTTCTGCTACTGCTTCTGCTTCTGCTCCTGCTCCTGCTTCTGATCCTTCTACTCCTTCTGCTCATTGTGCTCCTTGTGCTGCTCCTGCTGCTGCTCCTGCTGCTGCTCCTGCTGCTGCTCCTGTTACTACAACAGCCACTTCTACAACTGCTACTGATCAAGTTAAGGATAACTGTGATCGCGTAGAAGATATGGGATTGGAGTTTAGAAAACCATATTTATTTATGTTAAAGCCAACTAATGATATAATGAATAATAATGAGTATAATTATAGATTGATATGTAATGTATTTTTAAACAATGATAATCTCAATAAAGATAATAAGAGATATTTATATATTTTTGGTTTATTTCCATGCAAATATATTCCATCTGCATATATTCCTTTAAATCGCAAAAAATTATTAGAAAATACCAAGAGATTAGAAGAAAATAAATCAGATATTATAAAGAATATATTTCGGGACGAAGTACAATTTAATAAGCATTTTCAGAATAAAATTAAACAGTTCATGAATAAAAATACCATATATAATAATTTGAATTTATCAGTATTTGGTATTATATTGATACTTTATTGGTCACTTGTATTATTATTTCTAAATTACCTCATGTTATACTATTTTAGAAGTTCATTTAATAATATATTGGCCGGAATTCTATTAATATTATTATTATTTTCAATAATATGGAAAATGATATATACAGTTCAAAATTGATATTTTTATCTATAATACCTATAAGGAAGTATTATTTTTTTAGTATAATGGATAAAAAATTAGACTATGCTAATATATTAAATATTAATGAAGAAGAAGAAGAAGATAATGAGGAAGAAAGTAAAAAAGATATGATAGATACTTTGATTAAAGATATTGATTTAAAAAAAAATTATAATTTACGATATAACTTTTATAATAATTTTATCAAAATGTACAAAAAGAATTCTAAAATTATTAAACTTATCTATAAAAAATTTAATGAAGTTAAGGAAATTAATGAAAAAGAGAGGGTATTATATGATAAACTAAAGTATGCAATGTCTATATCTGGTACTTCAACAACACCTGTAATTAAAGGAGGAGGCAACGACAGTAACGGCGGCGGAAAACTAAGATCGTCGGATGATATATTAAATGAAAGGATTATTAAAATAATAAACGAAATTAAAATTGCTGAATTTAAAAATGTTAGGAATAATAAAATATTATATAAAAAATTAGAAAAATTAATTATCGATACTTATGGAAACAATATTACCAAAGATAATGTAAGTAAAATCGTGAGAAAACTTATGCGGGGCGGAGGAGGAGAAGGTGAAAGTAAAGGAGCAGATGGAGCAGATCCTGACGAAGTTGAAAAAATCGTTGATAATAATACTCCAAGTGGTACTGTTACCGATACTGATAAAATTAAAAAGCTCGTTACAAATATTGTAGAAAAATTAAAACAAAAAGATAATAGCGAAATTGAAATAAAAAAATCTCTAAAGGAAAATATAGATTCATTATTACGGTCTTTAGTTGAAGAAAAAATTATAAAACCAAGAGAAGGTTTAAAAAACTCGGAAACACAAACAACAGAAGCTATTTTATCAAATATACAAACGAATACAGATCCTTATACTTCTCGCCAGTCTTCACGTCCTTCTCGTGAGCCTTCAGATCCTTTCAAACAGTCAGGACAATCAGGACAGTCAGGACAATCAGGACAGTCAGGACAGTCAGGACAGTCAGGACAGTCTGATATACAGGAAATAACATCTATATTGCGTCAATCGCAGCCACAGAGATTATCTGCAAGGTTAGATCCAAAATTAACCTACGATAATCCGTATGATGAATTAATAAATTCTGTAAAAACAAGAGCACAATATGCTAGCAAACATCAAATTGATAATTCATCGGCCGAAGAAAGTCGTGAAAATCAAGCTGGGAATCATAATTCTTCTGATAGAGAAAAATATATGGGTATTTTAAAAGCAATTCAAAAAAATTATGAGTTTAAAAATTTAACCAATATTAATAATAAATATAGCATAGATGGTAATAATAAAGATTACAATAACTCAATATTAAATTTCAATAAAGCAATCGACGATTACAATGAATTAGATGATAATATGGATGAAAAGAGAAAAAAAAACGAATTAAAAAATATAAAAAACAAGTTGCTTTCGTTTGAAAACAATCCCAATAATTATTATAAGAATACTGAATTAACCTTTGAGGACAGATTTGTATTTATAATAGTTACATTTTTTATAAGATATATCTCTTTAATACTTGTGCAATGGTGTGTTGATATCAATATAATAAAGAGTTTCGAGGAAGGCTTCATATATTACGCCGTTGTATACGTTGCAATATTTTGGTTTATCATTTTATTCATAAATATCGATAATGGTTTTAAAGTAGATTATATGAATTTAAGCAATACGATGAACAGTATTCGCTCGTTATTTTACTATTTCTATATGGGCACAAACGGAATAACAAGATTAATAGTACATTCGTGTATAATATTCATATTAATAATTGTACCAGTAATACTCAATATTAAGAAAAAGAATAACTATTCAGAAGAAGACGAAGAAGAAAAGTTCGAGAATATTATATCATACGAAGACAGAAAAAAATTAACTAAATCTCTATCATTATTTACAATATATTTATGGATACTAACAAGTATCATAGCAACAAAATTTTAGTAAAAAAGTTATATCTATTAATTATAATAGAGTTTATTAATAATTATATGGCTGAAAGAGCAAACGCATTACATATATTAACAAATAATTCTGGCAATTATATTAAATTACATAACGGTTCGACTATTGGTATAAACTTAAAAGATGACTTGCGGCAATATTTTACATTATTATTCCTTTTTGATTATAGATATGATTATTATAATTGGGTTAAATTAAATATATCGTCACATAAAATAGAAAATTCGAATTCCGATTTTATAGATATAAAATCTGACTATTTTGTAGATATTCCTGATGAAATAATAAATTATATTAAAGAAAATGCTGGCTCAAATAATATAGAAATCCCTTCGACTATTTTGGAGTTGAAGACTGATTTAAATTCCTTAAGAGATGATTCATATAAATTAGGAAAAGTGCCTTACTTAAAAATAATGGACGACGGGGAAAGTTATTATTATGTACCAAAGATAGTACCTAATGAAAATTATAAAGAACAAGCTATTGTTAGAAGTGATTTAGAGAAATTAGATATATTATTTAAAACTTCAAATTATGGCAGCATCGATGATTTAGTTCTTTTAGATTTTTATAAAGCATTCAAGTATAAAATCGAAAATTTAAAAAATAAAATTATAGAGAATGACGAAGATATTAAGAAAGCTATCGAGGAAGAGTTAATTGAAAAATTAAAAACACTTTATAAAATAAAACCCAAGGATATTAAAGTATCAAATAAAATAGGAGAAAATATCAGAAAAAGAGCTAAAAGTAAAGAGTATTTAAATTTTATAGGTAATGACGGATTAAAGGGTGGCGGTAAAATACAAATAGGTTCTCTTAATATTACCAATGCTATAAATAAGATTAAAGAGAAGACTACCAAATTAGACAATATAGATATTGATATATTAAACACTATTAATCAGACTTTTGAAACTATTCTAACTAAACAAAATAATCCTATTAATGTATCTGTTTCGGCTGCGGCTGCTGCTATAGAAGATAATAAATCATCTAATTCTGTCTATAAAAAGAGTTCGGAAAATAAAATTGATAATTATAATTACTTCGTCAACGAAGATAATTATAAAGAGTTCGTAGGAGATAATAGTATTAAAAATAATATTAAATATCTAAAATTAATAAAGTATTTTTCAAATTTAAAATATAAATCTTCCGGCGGTGGTCAGGAAACTAATAATACTAAGAGATTATTAAACGATTTAACAATTATCTATAATAATTTAAAAGATATTTATACTAATATAATTGATGAATATGTAAAATTTAACAATTCTTATGAAAAATCTGGTAAAATGTTAACAAAAAATATCGAGTATAAAAACCCAAACATTAAAGAAGTCCCTATGAATGATGATATCAAGACTCCAGCGTATAGTAATAATAGTGATAATGACTACAATAACGACCCTATAAAAAAATTATCGGTAGAAAGACTGGATTTTGAAAGTGAACTTGATAAATTAACTGTCTTTTATAATTCAATTGATACTATAGAAAAAAATATTACTGCATTGTTAACAGATTTATATAAGGAACTAATAAATTTAAAAGAAACTGTTTATTCTATAGTAGAGTATGCTTCTATTATTAATACAATTATACTAATATATAAACTCAAAACGGTAGAGAAATCAGATATAATATTAGAATTAAAAGAAAAGAGAAGTTTTTTGAAAAAAAAAATAGAAGAATTAACTAACTTTAGACATCTAACAAATAAAAAATATTCTGAATTAAATAGAAAAGATTATTACTCATCATCATATTATGATCAATATTATCGACCCAGAGGAGGAAAAGCAACGGGAGTATCTGGAGTAACAGGAGGAGTGGGGGGTCTGAGAGATAATCATGATAAACGAAGAGAAGATAATCAATTATTAACGAAAGAAACAGAAAAAATTACTGAAAAAATAAATGAAATTAAAAAAATTTTTAAGGAAAAATTAAAGCTTCAAAAATTAGAAAAATTAATAGAACAAAGTCCAGAAAGTGAATTTGTCGAGATTATCAGGATGTTGGAAGATACTCTATATAATAATTATATAAGCGATGATATATCTAATAAAAATGCAAATAACGACGCTAAAGATGGTAACAAAGATAGAGACGGAAATGATGAAGATGAGAAATTAATATACCAAGAATTATGGGATGATTACAATAATGGCATTAAAGCTAAATTAAATTCGAATGACGACTCGAGTTATTTTATCTATATAGATGAAGGAGAAAAGTTAAAAAATAAAATAATATTGAATGACTTAGATCCTGAATTAGTTCTCAAAATTAATCTACAAGACAAGGCGGTATTTCTAATGTTAATTTTTATAATAAGAACAATATCAGTAGTTATAATTGAACTATTCATAGAATATAATATAGTTAAGACTTTACGCACGTCTATAATAGCATATGTTTTGCTATATTTATTTATATTAGCTATATTTGTTATATTTATTAATTTAGATTCTTATAAACTTAGGATCATATTTAATTACTTAAATATGCATATTAATACATCTAATCTTGTTATTCATTTGGTATTATTTGTTATTTTCGCCTTTTTAGTAGTTATAATAATACAAACCGAAGATTTTATTAAAAATATAGGTGATTTTCTCGATTATACTTATATTTACAAATATTTGTTTAATTTAAGAGTAGACAAGATATTAGATACAGAATTTGAAAATAACTTAAGTCCTAATGAAAAAACAAAACTATTATATAGATTGGATATAGTAACTATGATAATATTTATATTCACAGGAGCTCTCGTAATAATAATATAATATTATAGAATTCTCACTTAGCTATTTTAGAGTTGTAAGTTAGTGCTATAGTATACTGGGCCTTATAATTTAATAGAGTACCGTCGGTATAATCGAGGATATTTCTATCGCTTAATACGGTGATTGCATTGTCTGCAATTTCTATAATTTTTAAACACACATCTTCATCGTCGCTTGTTTTTAATAAAATATTATCATATTTATTAAGATAATCTAAGTAATATTCGTTATATAAAATTAAATCTCTTTTATCTATTGTTATAATATATTCATTGTCTTCAAAAGTTCTTGATATTCCGCTAATATTTATATTATCGCTTCCTAATTTTAATTCGGTATTCAAAAAATTAGTGAATGTAATTACCCAATCTTTATTATTTAAACTTATAATATTATTCAAATTATCGCGATCGTTGTTAATTATAACCCACGTGTCCCAATGCCCGCCCGAAGAATCTCCTATTATAAATTGAAATTTCTGATATTTTTTTCCATCATTTATAGTCATAGTAATATAAGGAGTTGTATTTTTAATATATTTAGGCATTAATATTTTTTTAGGCTCAATAACGTTCTTGTTTAAATCTATATTAACTGATAAAGATAAATTATTTCTATTATTATAAATTGTCCAATCGCGATTATAACTGTTTATAATTAGATTTTTGTAACCTATATTTTTTTTACTATTAATTATACTTTCCATTTTCTCAATAATATATGCTACCAATTCAATATTATCATTTGTAGAATTAGGAGTAGTATTTATAACAGTATATGGAGAAAAAATAGTATCCGCAATATTTGGTTCCATACTGTTGTTTGAAATTATAGGAATTTCAGATTCTTTTATTTGTTCTAAGTTAACTAATGAATTGATGGTTCTTCTTTTTTCTTCTAATTCCAATACTTTAGATAATAATTCCTCAGTTTCATATTTATTATTTATAAGTTCTTTTTCTATAGGTATTTCTTGATGATATAATACTTCTTCGGTTTTCCTTACTATATTTATTTCTACATAATCTCTGATTTTTGTTAATGCTATAGTATTGAGTTCTATTAATTTAACGATGTTTTTAATTAATATCACATCATTGCATATTGATACTACAATTCCGTTAATAATATTTATTAATTCGCCATTATCGATAGTTATATTATACTTGTCTTTTATCATTTTCTCTGAAGCAATAATAATGGATTTTTTATTTTTCTCTTGTTTAAAATCATCAATTACACCCATCTCAAGACAACTTACGCGACTTAATAGTAATATAGAAAATAGTCCTATATATCTATACACATCATAATTTTTTATGTAATTTTGCTATATGTTTTTTAAAGTTAGGTCTATAAAGATATGTTCTGCTCTCTTCCATTGTACTATCTTTGATATTTTTGGCGTTTATTATATACTTCACAAAATCAGGGCATTCGTAAGGAGATTTAAATTTAAGCTTTTTATAGTTTAATAAGGCATTTAGCCATCTTATTTGAAAAGCCATAGAAAACATACCGCATTCTGTATTTTTCTTTTGATGTCTGATATTGTTATTATGAATATTAAATACTTTATCAGGATATTTCTTTTTCAATTGCATTTTAATACTTTTTAAAAATTTAAGAATATACTTAGGAATAGGGGATGCATTGCTATCATAGTAATATGCGCCATAACATTTAATATCGGGGTCTATTATAATAAATGTCGACGTCCAATGTGAGCCCGGTTGATTATGTTTATCTAAATTTGTTATTAGGCCTATGTATTTAATTTTTTTATTTATATATTTATTAATATCTATAGAACATATTTGGCTATACAAACATCTTCCGAATTTATCTTCTTCCGAAAAATCAATGGGAAATACGCCTAAAAAACAGAATTTATATTTTTCTTCGTTATTATATTGTATCATTACATCCTCTATATCATAATTCGACAACCATTCTACAGGATTTGTGTACCATTCTTCTGGCATCTCTGGTCTCAATTCGGCCTTCTCTATATTACTAATGATCTCTTTCGTTCTCTTATTATTCGTTAATTCTTTTATTGCACCTGTCCAACACCAATATTCTTTATCGTTACAAATAGGTTTGATTTTTTCATTTAAAAGCTCAGATAATTTAGATATGCTATAGGTGTTTCTATATACTATCTTATCTGCTTTGTTATCATTCCACGCATTTATTAATGTTATAAGAGATTGTTTGCTGAATAAATTGGGATTTTTAATATTTGTCGGACTCGAATATTTTATACGCATATCGTCTATATTATAATAATAAAAATATTATTATAGCAAATGTAATACATTATTTGCCATAAGCATCGGATGTAAAATATGTATAAAAATAAAAATTGATATATATAAAAGTATTATAATTTATAATAATGGGTATAAATGAAGATTTGCGCTCTTTTATAAATAAATATCGCGTTGAGAAGGGAAAACCATATACGAATACAAGTATTGGTTCTCCGAAGGTGAGTCTTAATATATCTGATGAAAATTATGATGAATTTATCAATTTATATAGTCTTGCTCTTACAAATGGGGTGCAATTATATTTTACAGAAAAACCATTAGACCCAAGTCCTCTGCGTGTAGATATAGACTTTCGTTTTACTATTCCAGATGATAAATCAGGAATCTACAGTTCTCAAACTTCAAATTCTTCATTAAATAATAATAAAAGGTACGAACGATTATATAGTGACTATAATATATTTAAAATTATTGATGCATATTACAATATTATATCTAAATATCTTAATATAACTAATGATAACAATATAGCATATGTTATGGAAAAACCTAATCCTATTGAATTCCGTAATAAATTAAAGGACGGGATTCATATTATATTTCCGCATATAATAATTTCTAATAATGTACAGCATTTTATCAGAAGGAAGATTATTGATATTGGGGATACTATATTCAAAGATTTACCTATATGTAATGACTTTGAATCTATCATAGATAAGGCTATTATCGATTCTAATTGTTGGCAAATGTATGGTAGCAAGAAGCCTGATTGCGAAACCTATCGCGTTTCTTCTATTTATAAATTTAAAAACAATGAAACTATCAAAACGAATTATACACTAAACGCTTCTGATGAACTTAATTTTATAAAGTTGTTCTCAATGAGAAGTAAACATAGTGCAGATAACAACATTATCAAGGAAGAGTTTATAACTGAGATTAATCAATATAGCAAACATATCCTTCCTGCGTTGGATACTAAACTGAAATCTAAAGTTCAAAATAATATCCTCGGTAAAGCATTGAACAACGACAAAAGGTATGTATCAGAAGATGAACTAATCTTTATTAAAAAGTTAGTAAATGAGTGTTTATCTCCAAGCCGTGCTGATAATTATACGGATTGGATTAATATGGGATGGGTATTGAGAAATATAGATTATAGGCTTCTCGAAACATGGATTGAATTTTCTAAAATAAGTAGCGTATATATTGAAGGAGAATGCCAGCATTTATGGGACAAAATGAGGAAAGATAATATGGGGATAGGAACATTGCGGTGGTGGGCTAAACAAGATAATTTAACCAAGTATAATGATGTCGTAAATAAGTCAATTATAAAACTTATCGATAATGCGTTGGGTAGTGATGGTTCACACTTTGATATTGCATGCGTAGTTTATGCTATATTTAAAGATGAATTTAAGGCAATTTCAAAAGATATCTGGTATAAATATGATAGAGAAAAACACAAGTGGATAAGAGCTAGAGAAGGCTTAGAATTGCGTAAGATTTTAAGTGTAGATATTTGTAGGAAATTTATGGAAAGAAGCCATTATTATGCTGAACATTGTGAAGATCCTATAATGAAAACTATAAATGAGGAAAAAAGTAAGAAATGTATCAATATATCTAAGCAATTGAAAAACGCGAGTTTTAAAGATTCTATTATGAAAGAGTGTAGGACTTTATTTATTGACGATAAATTCGAAGAGCTACTTGATAGTAGATCGCACTTGATTGGATTTGAGAATGGTGTATATGATTTAAAACTTCATATATTCCGTGATGGGATGCCCGATGATTATATATTGCTTTCTACTAAAAATAACTATATCAAATACAATAGCGAGATACCGGAAATAGCGGATATTAATGAGTTCTTCGGAAAAATTTTTACAAATAAGAATCTTCGAAATTATGTATTGGATACTTTGTCGTGTATTTTGGATGGTAGTATTTCTCAGGAGAGATTTTATATATTCACAGGTCAAGGAAGTAATGGTAAATCTAAATTGCTCGATTTAATTCAAAAAGCAATTGGGGATTATTACTGTATTTTACCAATCGCTCTTTTGACTCAGAAGAGAGCTGCGAGTAATGCTGCGCAAAGCGAATTGGAAAGAACCAAGGGTCGACGATTCGCAGTTATGCAAGAACCCAGCGAGAATGAAAGATTGAACATTGGTCTTATGAAGGAGCTTTCGGGTCAGGATAGAATTTTGGTTAGAACATTATTCAAGGAACCTTACGAATTTAAGCCGCAATTTAAGATGATTTTAACTTGCAATGAACTCCCCGAAGTTCCAAGTGACGATGGTGGTACATGGAGGCGTATTAAAGTATGTAACTTCTCAAGCAGATTCTGCGAAAATCCAGATGCGTGTAAAAATGAATTTCATATGGATTTTGAATTAACCGATAAATTTGAAAAATGGAAGGAGATTTTCATGAGCATGATGATTGAGAGACATAAACATATTAATGCATCTTCAATACACGAACCTTCTGAAGTAAGAATTGCAACAGAGAGTTATAAACAGAACAATGATATTATTGGACAATTTATTAGTGAAAAGATTATTATTGATCCTGATATTAAAGAGCCGCGATTAACTATTACAAAACTGTATAATGATTTTCGTATATGGTGTGCATCGAATGTTATTAAGAGCAAAAAGTGTCCTGATAGAAATCAATTGAAGGCATATTTTGAGAAACTGCTTGCTGTGCCTTATGATAATAAAGGTTGGCGCGGTATTGCATACAAATTGGAAGACAATGAAGAAAATGAGGATGATAATTAAAAATTGATTATATAAGATTTATAATTTTCTTATTACTATTATAAAATGGAGTTCTGTGAGTTATGCGATAATATGTTATATGTGAAATCGAATGAAGAAAAAAAACTTGTCAAATATTGCAAACATTGCGAGTTTGAAAAAGTAGAAACTGTTAATAGTGCTATTAAGATATCGAAGACTATTTACAGCGAAGATGATCTTCTTTATAATCAACATGTTAACAAGTATTTGCGGTATGATCCTACACTTAGAAGAATTAAAGATCCTAAGATCAATTGCCCTAATGATAAGTGTGATGCTCCAGAAGATAAGCAACAGGTAATTTATATTAAATATGATAGCAAAAATATGAAATATTTATATGTATGCGAACACTGTGGCGAAACGTGGAAACAGATATCGTGATTTCTAATAGATGTTATATGGCAATTAGATAATCTCCTATAATATTTTCTATGTTATTACAATTGAAATTTATTATATTTTGCACACAGACATTTCAATGTTTCTACATCTTTATTTATTTTCAAGTCGTTATATAAGTATTCTAATTTTTTTTTCTTCGATTTGTTTATACATATGTGTAAAGAAACAGTCGCTATGCATACGAAAACCTTATTATATTATATTCTCGTATTTAATAGCAATATTAGCTTTTTTTCTTAATTGTATTGAAGCAGATACAGCATTTTTTTTATTTTTTGAGATATTGCGGGGATAACTTTCATTATTGGTAAATTCCTTATTTCCCACGTAAATCTATGATTAAATAATTTTTGAATTCTTTTACAGGCTTGTTTGTTATATCTAAATATAGCATACTTATTATCGGTTTTGCTTGCTGGAATTTTCATACAATAATCTGTTGTGAAATTTATCAATTGTTTAATTATTTTGCTCTCGAGATTTTTTTCTCTAAAATTTCTAATTTATCAATTGCTGTACCTGTATTATTAGATAAACAAATTGTATGATCAGTCATAATAAATCCATTGCATAAGAATTCAAGTCTTCCCAAAAAGCACAATAGTATCTGATATTATTATATCAATATTGATATTTATAGTAATCCCCAAGGTAATATAAGGTATTTTTCCGATAGTGATATCATAATTATATCTGTATATGCTACTTATAGGATTATTGATATATGATATTATATTTGTAATGTTTACATTTTTTCCTCCAATACTTTAATTAATTCCAAAGTTATTTCTCTCATTATTTTCTCGAAATTTTTATTATCTTTAAGATACACATCTATATCATTGGGTACAAGTGTTATTGCTATCCCATATATCGATATTAAGTTCACTATTGTTTTGCAATTATATAACTGTGAACATATCCACCAAAAATAATACCATTATGTCTAAAGATTGAATATTTTTTTTATGTAATTTTTATTGAACGCAACTTTGATATTCAAATCCATATTTTTCATCATGTAAATGATAATATCAATTTTTGGAAAAATAAGTATATAAATATTAAGCAACATAATAATTACAAGAATTATGTTTGTAAAAAAACTCTTATTTATGCTTTTATCATCACATATCCTATTTGCCAAATCTTATTTACATTGCAGATTACCTTGTTCGCATAGCTCACGTAGTTCGCGTAGTTTATCCTTAAAAATGAAAGAAGATTCTGATTCCATAGAAAATAATAGACCTTTTGGACCTACTGGTCCTACTGGGCCAGCAAAAGAATTGCTTGATAGGAGAAATATAATGTTTGCTTATTTGGGAATAAATTATATATTTTTATGCGAGAATATAATACCTAATATTGAGAAGAAGCAATCGAATATCTTTCAAAAGGCTATTCCTTCTGTATGCTATATTAGCACAGAATATACTGGAATGGCTGATAAATACAATCTAAATAAGGAGGATTTGCCCAAAGGCGTTGGTACAGGATTTGTATGGGATAAAAAAGGGCATATTGTAACAAATTTTCATGTTATAAACAAGGTCGATAATGCTATAATTACCATTACTGATAAAAATAATGTTAAGAAAAATTATAAAGCTAAATTGACTGGAATCGACCCTGATTTAGACATTGCTGTTCTAAAAATAGATATAGATAAATCAGATGATCTTCATGTTATTACTTATAATAAGGATATCAAACCTATTATTGGCGAATATGCATATGCGATAGGAAATCCATTTGGTCAGGATCATTCTTTTACGTCCGGTATAATTTCGGCTAATAATCGCGAAATAACAGCTCCTACGGGACGCAAGATATACAACGTTATTCAAACGGACGCAGCAATAAACCCAGGAAATAGCGGCGGACCTCTATTGAATAGCAAAGGAGAATTGATTGGTATCAACACGGCTTCTCTCGGTAATGGTGTATCTTCTGGAATTGGATTTACTATACCTATTACAAATGCTGTAAAATCTATAACGGATATAATAGATACGGGATATGTTAAAAAAGCTATTTTAGGTATCTCATATATGGAAAGAAATCCCTCTGTATTAGAATCGGAAAAAAGCGGAATCCCTATAATTTCAAAAGGGTTATTGGTTCTTGAAGTTCCTATAAAATCACCAGCATATGATGCTGGTCTACGAGGAGTTACAAGGAACAGCAAGACACAAAAAATAGAGAGCATCGGAGATATTATAATATCAATAAATAATGATGAAATAAATAGCCCAAATGATCTAAATATTATTTTGAAGAAATATAAACCGAATGATAAAGTAAGTATTGAATATATTAGAGATAATATCAATAAAAAAACAGAATTAGTATTGGGTAGTTACAAAGGTACCACATTTACACAATTGGAAAACGAAAGAGGAAAGGATTTTTCCGAGAATGCAAACAATGTTAATATACCGTTGAAAGATATAGAGCCTACTATACAGCCGAGATTGTAAATTGTAAAGAGCTCATTCGACATTTTTATGAAGAATATAGCATCCATCGAGCATATATTTATCATTTCTTTTTGCAAATATCCATCTATAAAAGATATAACAAGGGTCTCCAGAGATTTCTGGATAATACATTTCGTCAAATTGAATGCTATTGCGAATCATTGTATTATAGGGAGCTTCGATTTTAACATCTACTTCATAATAGGTTTCGTTAACATCGGTATCATACATCTTGTTATAGCTTGTGATATAGTAGTTATCAAACTTACCGAGAAGAATACCGTATTTTCCATCGGCAAATAGTTCTTTTAATTTAGAGGCATCCTTATTCTTAATAACATTAGAATCGGAACAATAAGACTGAAGAGTTTTAAGTGCAGTTTCAGGTTTATCCTTACCATTATTTTTAAAGTCAGTAAGAATAATATCGAGAGTATTCTTGATATCTTCTTTTTCGCTAATATTTTTTGCCTCTTTTTTTGTAACATAATTATTTTCATTATTCTGTTGTTTTGCAGCAATAGAATCTGCACCCAATACTGGGAGATTCAAGGAATCTTTCTGTGCATCAATAATTTCAATAATTCTATAGGCTTCGTCCCGCAAATCCTCCAATGATTTTGATTTGTCCTCTGCATATACGATAGATGGATTAGAATATTTATTGAATACCAGAGGCAAGGTTATAAATCGAGCAATCTTCAAAACATCTCTTCTTTCCATATTAAGATTCGAAGTAGGATTTCGCAATTGTAAAAAGTTCGTTTTACCAATTATAGAGAATGATTCATATTCATTGATTAGTAAAAGGATTAGAAAAATAGATTTATACATTTTATATATTATATGCTGTAATTTTTATATAATATCTTTAGACATTAGAACACTAATATCATAGTTTTCGTAAATATCTTCTTTTAGGTATTTGAACATTTTTGGATAAACTTCTCCTGATACTTCTTGGCCTGATGGAAATATAGTTCCTTTTATGCTTGTATTAAGCATTTTATCAATAGATAGCGGTGAAGTATCATTATAGCCCTCGCCAAAAAAGCACTCTTTAACACTTTTTCCCATCTCTTTACAGGTTTTTAGTGACTTGAACATATCTATTGGCTGTGCGGTATCTTTATAATATACTTCAAATGTTTTTCTCGCGCTGTTATCAGATTCTACAGCAGATACTAAGACATCTGCGAGATCAATTCGTGATATGATACCGCTTTTAGAAATACCTTGATTAAATTCGACCTCTTTATAACCTCGTTTTTCGCCAGGAGACAACATACCGGGTCTCACAATAGTATAACTTAGATTTTTAGGATTGTTTTTATATAAAATACGGATTCTTTCTTCGCCAGTTTGCTTTTTATAGCATGCGTCACAACTCGCAAAACCACGGTCTATTGTTTCGCCATAATTTTCCTTTCCAAGCTGGCACTTCGCACAAATAGATGATACTATGATGAGTTTTTTAACATTTGATTTAATCGCTTCCTTGGCAACATTAACAAGCCCAATGTCTTCTACGTCACTGCTCGGTTCTGCTATTTCATTTTTTGTAATATTTTCATTTATCATTTTATCGTATGCATCTGTTCCCGGTGTACCTGTAATTTTAACACTGGACCTTGATGCTGCGCAAAAAATAACAGCATCACATCCATACAGAATACCAGATAAGGTACTTGGTTTCAGGACATCAACGCCAGTAATTTTTTTAATTTTATCTTTATCCTTGATATCGTCAATTACCAAAGTGTTTATTTTAGCATTTTCTCTATCAACAATCTCTACATTTCTCCTCGTAATAGCTAAGACGTTTATATTTTTATTTATTAAAGTCCTAACAGTGTCTCCCCCAGTATATCCTGATGCTCCAAATACGGCTACTTTATTAATTTTATTGAGCAAATTAGTATTTTGCGGTTCTCCTTTATATGCGAAGACATATTTTGGATGAACAATAGCAGGTACTACACTGCTCGGAATTAATTCTAACAAGTTTCTTCTGCTAATATCACCTATAAATCTCATATTAAGGTTATTCAGTGTATTCAGAGAATTATAATAAACAAAGGAGTTAGCAAACTCATTCAGAAAGAGAATATTGGCTATAGCAATAAATAAAAAGATTTTCGAGACCATTTTATTATAATATTATAGTAATATATATTTATATATATTAAATGCGAGATATTATAACTATAGACTAATTCTTGTCTGTATGGATAGTTTTCTATTCCATAGGATATCTTCTAAAAATATTCCCATACAACCCATTGATATTATTAGCCATGGCTATAGCCTTCTTTATAATTGCATCGATTATAATTATATACTATCATAATAAAAATAGCAATCTTTTGTATTTTTTCATTATCAATTCTATCTTTAAGATACAGCTGTTTGCTATGGTATATCTCCAAAATAAAAAAATAACAGATTATGATATCCTATTCACCATCTATATAGTAATATTTTACATAATATACATAGAAATAAGAGGCGATGATATATTTTGCATATACAAAGATCTGGTATTATTCATAATAAATGAAAATGACGGTAGAATACCACAGATATTCTATCATGGTAAAAAATTTATATAATATATTATTTGATTTTTAGTCGAAGACTTTAGACTAATTGCGTATGGAGGATGTTGTATAGATCTTTTGGGAAATTTTCAGGAATAATCTTATTAAGAGCTCTAAATCTATCGACAGTCATTTCACACTTAAAGAGCGCCTCTTCGGCATTTTGCAATTTCTCTTCAATCAAATCTTCGAAAAGATCGTTTCTTATTAGAACAATGTTATTTATGAGATCCATATTTTCCTCGATATAATTGTCGGTCGACGGCACGAGAGAGACTACTGAGATGTCTACATACTCTGGACTGTAGAATGTTGTAATATACTTATTTTTCCAAACTTGCTTTTTATAAATTACATGATTACCATCTTCTTCATATAATTTACTTGTATCCTGTGTTAAAATAAGGCTGGTAATATAACAGAACCATAATACAGGAATGGTTTTAAGTTTATCTTCTGTAATAGTAATAACTAAGGCGTATTCGATTCCCATATCATCATCATCTATTGTAATAGTAATTAGATCGTTCTTTTTAATAAAGGTAACTATAGATACAATCCTGTTGCTGTGGAAGTGGTAGCACGAGTAAGAACACGAGTTTGAGAGCGATTTCGAGAGCGAGCGTGAGCATTGCATATCTTGCATGGTAAGCGTTGGTTTTGCGTACGATAATTATTAAGAGCACTTAGGTCAATTTTTTTTATAACTATAGAAAAATAGAACAAATTATGGGTAGCCTTAAAAACGAGTACATAATTGAAAAAATTTTAGAAATTTCAAAAAGTTTTTAAAAGTTGAGAGAAAAATAAATTATGTACTCGTTTTTGAATTTATACAATCTGCATATATATTATATTATATAAGTCTCTTGGAAAGTCTTCCGGTATAATCTTATTAAGAGCTCTTATTTTTTCAACAGTCATTTCACAACGCATTAGTAATCTTTCTATATTGCTAAATTTATCTTCTATCAATTCATAAAATAGATTAGGTGAAATCAATGTAATTTCTTTAATCAAATGTAGGTTTTCTTCAATATAGGTATCGGTTGATAATATATCTGAGATATCTGCTATATCTATTACTTCTGCAATATAGTGTTCAGTGATATATGTATTTTTGCATATTTTTTTTATGTAAATAACACGATCTATATATGTATCATTAAAATGCATATCGCTTGTATCATCTGTTAAAAACAGACTTGATACATAACATAACCAAAGAGGCGGTATTGTTTTCAATTTATCTTCTGTAATTACAAGAGTAAGTACTCTTTCACTAAGTAATCCAAAATTTATAGTTATATTGATAATATTATAGCATTTTACAAATACTATATTAACCATTTTCTTTAGACAAATATACTTGTAACAAGAGTATTGCATTTTCTCGGTAACTTATATAGTTTAATAAAATGCAACAGCGTATTCATTATCATTTTTTTATAATTAAGAGAAAAAGAATATAGTATATACTGATATATTAAAAACGAGTACATAATTGAAAAAATTTTAGAAATTTCAAAAAGTTTTTAAAAGTTGAGAGAAAAATTAATTATGTACTCGTTTTTCAAAATTGAAAAAGCTGCAACGTTAATTATTTAATATTTTGAAAAGCAAGCAGATTCGAATGATATAAAAAATTGACTATAATAATCCATAATATATATATATAATTTATGAATAATCAAGACAAAGGTCTAATATATGAAAAATATGTTAGGAATTTTATTATAAAGGAGCTTGGTATAAATGCTTATTTATGGAACGAATGTCCTGAAAACATATTGATATCTTATAAACTTATACAATCTCACAATCATATGAGACATTTGAGATTATCAAGAAAAAATATTAAAGAAGGTTATTTGCATAATCATAAAGATATAGGAATTGATATAGTACAAATTGAAAATGATAAATGTTCAATAGTTCAATGTAAGAATGGATATAATAACGGATTATGTGTAGATGATATATCTGGAATTATGATGCGCTGTGCTTTTGAACGATTGAATACATACATTTATTATACAAGTTATTTATCATCGGGTATTAGAAATACAGCTAATATTAGCTCTTATGTAGTTCATATTGATTGTTCTAATAGAATAGATCATAAATTATTTGAAACATATGAAGAAAAGATTTATTTTGTTAAGTTACCTTATGTAAATTGTTACAATTGTAACCTTGTTAAAGAAGATACAAAGTATGAAATAGTTCCTTATTCTTATCAAACGGAAGCTGCAAATAAGTTTAAAGAACATTTTGTGACTAATAACAGAGGTGTTTTATCTCTTCCTTGTGGCTGCGGAAAGACATATACAAGCTATTTGATTTCAAATGATTATAAACATATCATTATCTTATCGCCATTAAGAGAGTTCGCAAGCCAGAACTTAAATAGATTTGTCGAGTATGGTTATGCTAAGAAAAATACATTATTGGTTGATACAGACGGTATTAGAGATATTGATAGTATAAAGGAGTTTATCAAAGATAATGATAATCTTATGATATCTTGTACTTACACTTCAATGGATTTGATTTCAGAATGTTTAGATTTGTTTAAGGATGCTTTGTTTATTATAGATGAGTTTCATAATCTATCAAAAGCTAATATATCTGACGATGAAAATAATATATTTAAGTTATTGAATTCATATCATAAAATACTATTTATGTCTGCTACTCCGCGGATTTATGATATTGAATATGACGAGAATGAATGGTTAGATACAGAATATTTATTAGGAAAAGTCGTTTATCAAATGAAATTTTCAGATGCTATTTCTAATAAGTATATTACTGACTATAAAATATGGCTACCATCCATACACGAGAATAACGAAGAACTTGATAAAGAACTAACTATTTATAATATTGATAATCAAATCAAAAACAGATGTAAGTTCTTGTATTCTTGTATAGCAAATAATGGTTCGAGAAAGTGTATAGTCTATTGTAAAGATACCGCAGATATGAAAGCTATGATGGAAGGTATGAAAACATTAAATGACTTTTACATTATGGATATTGATATGTATAGTATTAGCTGCGAAAATAGTGAGAAGGAGAGGAAAAATGTATTAGAAAGCTTTACTAATAATAATGAGAAAATACAACTGCTATTCAATATCAGAATATTAAATGAATGTATTGATATTCCTGCTTGTGATAGTATTTATATCAGCTATGCTCCTAAAAATAAAATTACAACAATACAAAGAATTAGCAGAGCAATAAGAACAGATGAGAATAATCCTTATAAAATTGCTAATGTATATATATGGTGCGAAGCTTATGAAGAGATATTAGAAACATTATCATCAATCAAGGAATATGATATTATGTTTAATAGTAAAATTAAAATAAATACAGTGGATTTCTATAACATAAAAGAAGATAATATAATAAAGTTAGTTGAAAATGATAAGATATTATTAAGTAATTATATTATTGGTATTAAAGAATTCAAACAATATAGCTGGGAAGAGAAACTTAAATTAGTAAAATCGTATATTGAAACTAATGATGAATTACCTTCAGCAAAAGATAAAAATAAAGATATTAAGCAACTTGGATGTTGGATATCAAACCAAAAGGCAACTTATAGTAAGCACCAATATATTATGAAAGAAGAAAATATTAGAATTAAATGGGAAGACTTTAAAAGTACATATTCTCGCTTATTTATGTCTAATGATGAGATATGGAATGATACATTAGAAAAAGTAAAAATGTATATAGAAACTAATAATAAATTACCTTCACAATATGATAAAAATAAAGATATTAAACAACTTGGAAATTGGATATTAACTCAAAAGAAAAACTATAATAAAAAAGAATATATTATGAAAGAAGAAAGCATTAGAATTAAATGGGAAGACTTTATGAATACAGATTCTCATTTATTTATGTCTAATGATGAGATGTGGAATAATACATTAGAAAAAGTAAAATTGTATATTGAAACTAATGATAAATTACCATCATCAACAGATAAAAATAAAGATATTAAACAACTTGGAAAATGGATATCAACTCAAAAGAAAAACTATAATAAAAAAGAATATATTATGAAAGAAGAAAGCATTAGAATTAAATGGGAAGACTTTATGAATACATATTCTCATTTATTTATGTCTAAGGATGAGATGTGGAATGATACATTAGAAAAATTAAGAATGTATATTGAAACTAATGATAAATTACCATCATCAACAGATAAAAATAAAGATATTAAACAAATTGGAAAGTGGATATCAACTCAAAAAGAAAATTATAGTAAGAAAGAATGTATTATGAAACAAGAAAATATTAGAAATAAATGGGAAGGCTTTGTAAATACTTATTCTTATTTATTTATGTCTAATGATGAGAAGTGGAATGATACATTAGAAAAAGTAAAAATGTATATAGAAACTAATAATAAATTACCATCAAAAGAAGATAAAAATAAAGATATTAAACAAATTGGGCAGTGGATATCAACTCAAAAGAAAAACTATAGTAAGCAAGAATATATTATGAAAGAAGAAAATATTAGAAATAAATGGGAAGACTTTATAAGTACATATTCTCATTTATTCAATAGTAATTTATAAGTATAGTAATATATTGATAATAATTACTCAATTATACTTCTAATTATCTAAATTCTTCTTCTTTATATTTTGAGTACATAATTAATTTTTCTTAGAACTTTTAAAAACTTTTTGAAATTTCTAAAATTTTTTCAATTATACGCTATGCTACTCGTTTTTCAAAGTACTTTTTATAGTGATCTATAGTTTCTCTAATACCATCATCAAAATTCACCTCTTCTTCCCAGCCAATCTCTTGTAACTTAGAAGAATTTATAGAATATCTAAAATCATTATAATTTCTATCATCTACAAACTCGATCCATTCGTTGATATCCGAATCTGGCTTTAAATTATTTATTAGAATCTTTGCAATATCCATTACAGAATACTCGTTTTTACATCCTACATTATAGACCTCATGTATCTTTCCGTTCATTAGAACTTTAACGACAGCATTACAGATATCATTAATATGTATAAAATTTCTCCTTGTTACTCCATCGCCATGAATAGTACATTTCTTATTGTTTAAAAGTAGATTAATAAAGCGTGGTATTAGCTTCTCTTTATATTGGCGTTTTCCATAAACATTATTGCATCTAACTATAACTATAGGCATTTTATAGGAATAGCAATAAGACTTCATTATATGCTCGGTGCCGGCTTTTGAAGCTGAATAGGGGTTTGTGGGATTTAAAATATCATTTTCAGTACAACCTGCATGATCTATTGAAACATCTCCATAAACCTCATCAGTAGATATATGAATAAATTTTTTAATATTGCCATATAATCGGACGGCTTCAATCAATACATGACTACCTACTATATTGTCCTCAGTAAACTCCAACGGATTTATAAAAGAATTATCTATATGCGTTTGAGCTGCAAAGTTAATAACGGTATCAATATTATAATCGCGCAATATTGAACTTACTAATTGAAAATCTCCTATATTCCCCATGACTATTTTATCATACTCTATGCCATTTGCATTAGAACAGTAATCTAACTTATCAATAGTAACTACAAAAATATCAGGGTTTAGTGATTTAATATAATTGATAAAATTCGACCCTATAAATCCACAACCTCCAGTAACTAAAATCCTCTGAGCTATTATATCCATTTATATTTAATATATATATTCTTTTATATACTACTACGACGGCTACAACGTCTACGACGTCTACGACTACCTCTATATATAGAGATATGGAGGATCTCTCAAAATATAAAAACAAGTAGCAGAGCGTATAATTGAAAAATTTCTAAAAGTTCAAAGAAAAATAAATTATATGCTCATCACTCGTTCATCTCATTGGTCAATATTAAATTTATCTATAGAAAAAACTATATCATCGTAGCGGCCCTTATTAGGTCTCAAGTCATATACTTTTATGAATCCCTTTAAGTGTTCGGGTACAACAGTCTTGAGAATATCTATCCAATCCCATGATTGGACATCTTCGATTATTAGGATTCCGTCATCGGCCAATAATTGAGAATAAAGTTGAATAAATTGTATCATGCTTTGCAAAGTATGAGGACCATCATCCAAAACTAAATCAAACTTTATGTTTTTACTTAAAAAATTAGCATCAAAAAATTGCTTATTATATGCGTCAGATGATGTATGCAAAGTAATTCGTTCCTTGTTTTTAATACCTCCATAAACATCATCGATACTCATAATATCTAATCCGTAAACAGTAGCATTTTTAAAATAATCATGCCACATTTTTATACTCCCTCCAAGACATATACCTACTTCCAATACATTAGTAGCAGTATCCTTCTTTTTATTCAATAGTTTTTCATAAAGCGGCAAATATGAATGTAGAGTATTCTTGTCTGTCCTTGAATTATCTGCGATTTGTTCTAAGCTCATTTTGTTATATATTATTTTAATGTATATAAATCTTATATGAAAAAATAAAAAATAAAATATTGAATATATAATTAAGACTTCCTTACAAATTACAAATCATAGTTTAGAAACCCATAATCGTACATATGTTTGATAGCCGAATGCAAATTAATAACATCATATTTAGAGTTATGTGCATTCTCAATTTCCTTTCCAAAACAATATCTATACAATTCTTTCATAGACGGATACTTATATTTTCCAAATTTATTGATAATTTTAATGATATTTTTAGTATGTTTCATTGTACATAGGAGTTTTTTCTTATCAATTTCTTCAATAATATGTTTCAGCCCTCTCCTATGTAGCTCTGATTTAATCACAGATATATCAAAGGCTATATTGTGTGCAACAATACACTCGACTTTTTTAAGACTTTCGTAAAATTCGTCAATTGCATAATTAAATTCGGTACCAATTTTATCAGAAATCTCGTCGGTAATAGAGTGGAATTCGCTATTAGTAATATTGAAGTCTTCACGCTTTATCACATAATCTTCTAAATATAGATTATTATAATTATAATCAGTTACAATATAAGATATTTGAACTATTCGAGCAGTATTGTATTTACCAATATCCCAATAGTTGGGATAATACCCCCATTTCATATTAGTCATATCAGGCAATCCATTGGTTTCCGTATCAATAAAAAGAGCCATTTATTTACTAATATATAAATAACAATCATTTTTTTTATATTTTAGATAATACGTTAGAGTGAAAATATTTAACAAGAGTTTCCCATCTATAATTTTTCAAAATATTTTCTCGACCATTTTTCCCATGCTTAATACCAAGCAGTGGATTGTTAAAATACTTCCAAAAGGCTAATGCGAAGTCGTGAGGATCTGTTATTTCGGCTTTACCACCGATACCATTCGATTTATTATCCAAATACTGATATATACTAGATTTAATAGGAATTGAATTAGTCTCATTTAAATACTCGCGAATTCCTCCGACATAAGAAGATACCTGAGGAATACCTAAACCCAAGCATTCAAAAACGGTTAATTCATACCCACCGCCATTACAATTATTACAACCTACATCACAGCAATTATATAATATATTAATCTCTTTATCAGACAATTGCTGTGGCATAGGAACCTCTATAATAGTCTCTTTAACATATTCGAGAGGGATATTGCGGAATTTAACCTCGTTTTCTATTATATCCCATAAATTCCAATAGCCGTCTATTTGAGTCCCAATTATTAATTTAGCGGGTCTGGTATTTTCTTTATTTTTCTTTATAGTATTTCGGACGTTCACATTGTAATGCATTTCTATAAATTCGACCCACGCTATTATTGTGTGATCCCAACATTTTCTTGGTTGATTTCTATTCAAATTTAGAACTATAAAATCATTTACATTATATTTAAAGTAAGTTCGTGCAATATCTTTCGGTATCGGATAATACATATTAGTATCAAATCCGTGAGGGAATGTATGTATAGGAATACTCTCTTTAATACCAAGTTTACGAGCAATATCTCTCCAATATGGAGTAAATGCTATTATACCATCAAAATATGAATTTAATAGATCTATATAATTCTTCTTCTGATAAGGATATACTTGATCCATATATGAATAGAGTTTGAAGTTGTGTTTCTCGCTCCCACACTCCTTTATTATAGCACTGGTAAGCGATGTTGTAATCATGTTATCATTAAAAATAATAATAACATCTTGCGGATTCCTTTTTATAAAATCACCAATTTCTAATTCGCCAAAACCATTTCTCCGAGGATTCTCTGCGGCTAATACGTCATGTAATTTAACAGAAGCCGGTATATCATTGCGGAGCCCTTTATCATTTGTATTATTAACATTCTGAAACCCATATATTGTTAAAGCTATATCATCGTACATTCCTAAATACTTAGATATGTAATATACTACTTTAGAATATCCGTTGCTCGTTCCTATAGGATAGGTCCCGCAAAGCATAACCCTTTTTTTTCCGTCGGGAGATTTTTTCCACCACCCATTTCCTTCCTTACTACTATCTATAGAATCTTCCTTGTTATTTTTTTTTATAGTTTCTTCTCCTATTATATGTGTCGATTTTACAAGGTCGTATATATTTATAGGCATTTATTAATATTTAAATTTAATAATTAAATCTTATATAATATAATATACATTATTATTCTTTTGCAATAGAATATCCCATATTTTGATTAGGAAACATCATAGGTATCTGCGGCATTCCTTGCATTCCTTGCGGTATCCCCTGTGGCATCATAGGGATATTGTTATTTGCTAAATGTTGCATATACATCATATGATACTTGATATAGGGATCTAATATATTAGCTGTTTTTGTTTTTCCGATTTGTATAGCTAATTCTGCTATATAATCACATAATAATATAATTAAAGTGCCTATAAAAACAAATATGAAAATATTAATTAATGTATTTAAAATACTTTCTGTCTTTTTATTCTCCTTAATTATCTCTGTTAATTTATCGTCCTCGACAGTCTTAACATTTTCAGCTTGTTTTTTTTGAGAGGCCATATCCGTAGACGTAGTAGCCGTAGCTGTCGAAAATCCTCCAGGGCCCGTTACTTGAGGTTTTTTAACAGGATCTAACATAGCAGTAGTTCCTTCATCGATATTATTAATTTTATTTTCTATACTTTTTAAATATTCTAAAGCTTCGCGTGCTTTCAATTTCTCTTCTTCGCTTAAATTGTACTCATTATTATTTAGTAAATTAATGCCTTTTTTGGGATTGCTGTTATTATTCGAATAATCATTTGTATTGTCGTTGGTATATGACGATTTATTGTGATTAGGCATATAATCATTTATCTTAATATCGCTTTTTGATTTATAATTTACCTCATCTTTTAGATTATTGATATCAAAATACTGTTCCATATCTTCGTCATAGAAAGGTCTTACATTATCAATTCCATTGTTTGCTACAAATCCACCAGAATTTTCGTAATTATCATAGACACTTTCATCTTTACAGCTTTTAAAGTTTTCCTCGGTATATGTTTTTATAACAGCATCTCTTTCTTTTTTACAATCTCCGGATACTGGAATAGTATACATAGGAGCTTGAAGAGGTGCACAGCTACTATTACCCTTAGTTATACCATCGGTCTTATTAATATTATTCTTAGACACTTGTACATTCTGTTGCATATACTCTACACTTTCCTTATTCGAAGAAAGAGAACTGTTCTCCATACTATATAAATGCTGATTATTAAGAGATGTAGGCAAAGGCTCTGTGGGCGGAGCGCAGCTTCTCTTTTTTATAGAATGTTGTTTGAAAGTACCTATGTTATATGCTTCTTGAAGTGTTGAATATTGCATTTTTAATAATTAATATTTATATTCTCTATTATACAAAAAGGAAAGAAAAAACAAAATATTTATATAATATAATTGTAAAGAAGCATTATGAAAGAATCTGAATATAATATCGATGTTAAGGAAAATGATAAAATATATGATATTATAGACGAGGAGAATAATAATTTAATAATTAATATATTTAAAGGAATCATAACAGGGTTTTTAATAGCATACTTGATAATACTTGGACTACGTCCGGCTGCATTATATCCAGATAATATTCTCGAGGTTATAGATAACCCATGGATATTTGTTATACTGATTATAGTAAATTTTTATGTTATACAATGGGATTTTACAATAGGATTATTACTTCTTCTATCAATAATTGCATTAATCCTTGATATAATAATTTTTACAGAAGGCAAGATATTTTTATCAGATGAGAAAGAAGAAAAATATTCAAATGGCGATACAAAATCAGTAGAAAAAAAGACAACGCCTGCATCGACATCGGCATCGACATCAGCGACGGTATCGTCGGTATCCCCGATATCTACGATATCTACGGTATCTTCAATTGTATATAGTTCGTATAGAGATATCAACGATATCATAATAGATAAACTAAAAAAATATAACAATGTAAATAGTAAAAAATCTTATGCCTCTAATTTTTTATAATTGTCTTATTAAAAAATAGATTATATAATTAAATTATGGAACAAGTAGGTATTTTTGGAACTCTCGAGCCGCTATCTATCATTCTCTTTATAGTAGTACAAATAGGCGGGAGATATCTCAAAATAGATTTAACTCCAGCGCAGCAGAAATTAATCAACAACTCTATTTTTCAAAGCATAATATTATTTTCGATTATATATATGTCTACTAAAAACCTTAGAAATAGCATCATTATCGTAATAGTAATATATATATGCATATACATTTTATTTAATGAAAATCATAAATATAACATTCTATCTAAAAAATGGCTATATGATGAAAAGATTATAGAAACAGAATATAATAATATAAAGGATATATACATAAAAAATATAAATAACATATAAATGATTGAACTTTCGACCAATATAATTATCAATAAAAATCTCGAGGACGTGTTTGAGCTAATGTATAACAAAGAAGACAATTTCGATAATATTAATGACGAGATGTATAAAATAATAGAATGTACAACATCAAAATGGAAGATAAAAAATGGGAAAAGGAAGAAGATGTCGCAGTTATATATATATGTTAATAATTTGCCCCAATATTTGAAAAATTATACAATAGAAGACGATAATTACATTAGAATCCGTAGGAAATACAAAATAATAAATGACGGAGATAAATATAAAGAATTAAAATGCAAGGATGATATTATTAATTTAAAAAGTTCGTACTTAAGTCTAATTAAATCCATGAAACTTATTAATATCAAGGAACGTATCAAGCTCACATCTGTAGAAGAAGACAAGACAAAATTAGATTTCGAGATAAAAATAAATATCGGCATACCAAATAAGGACGAGTTTGAAAATTACATCAAGATTATATTTCAAAATATATTAGATAATTTAGTAGAAAAACTATCGTAACTATCGTAACTATCGTAACTATCGTAACTATCGTAACTATCGTAACTATCGTAACTATCGTAACTATCGTAACTATCGTAACTATCGTAACCTCTCTTCCAATTCTTTGATATATTCATTTTTACTATTCAATTCCTCTATAAGCATCTTATTTTGATTATCTAAATCTGTATACATATTGGTCAATGCAATATTATATTTGTGTGAAAATGATAATTGTGATAAATTATCGTAATATATGGAAATTATCTCATTTTTATTAAATAATCTTATATGTTTATTATTAGTATATCTACAAAAAGGGCATTGGTATTTAATGAATATCTGTTTTTGTTCTACAAATAACAAGGATGTTCGCGAAGATAATTTGTTGCAACATGCTATACATATGTATTTATTACATTCATAACAATGTAAATTGCTCGATATCTTGTTCTCGCTACATATCACGCAATCTCCGATATCTCCGCAATCTCCGATATCTCCGCAATCTCCGTCATAACTATAAGCATTCTTATTTTCCATATTATAAAATTATATAAGGATTAGACTTTATATATAGATGGGTATGATACCCGATGCTGCTATAGCTCAGTTGGTTAGAGCACTCGACTGTTAATCGAGTTGTCGCAGGTTCGATCCCTGCTAGCAGCGTTTATTTTTTATTTATCTTATCTAATTATAAGAGAAATGGTGAAAAGAATTAATGTATCAGCGTCGGAAAAACTTTTGAAAAATTTCAATAATGTTTTATTAAATAATAAATACAGAAAGCCAATGAGAAAATTTATAATAACTGTAGTATCTCCTACTCCAGTATCCGAAAATGCTAAAACTTCTACTAAAACAGTATGCAAAAATTTCATTATTACCGTCAATGACGCACCTAAAATTTTAAACTACAAATTGATAAAGTAATTTAATTAATTTTTTTAATAATAATATATAAAAATTGATTATATATTTAAACATTAGATGAGTTATTTTAACTACTATTATTAAGAGATATGTCTATTTATCCAGAATTATCTTATAACGACCAAAAAGTTGAAATACAAGAAGTGCGAGGTATTCAATTCAGTGTTTTGAGTCCTGATGAAATTGTTAAAAGATCTGTTGTCGAAATAAATAAAACAGATACATATGCAGGAAGCGAATCTATTATCGGTGGTTTGTTTGATTCTCGTATGGGCGTTTTAGAACATAATCGTATTTGCTGTACATGCGAACAGAAAAACATATTTTGCCCTGGACATTTCGGGCATATTGTTCTTGCGAAACCAGTATTTCACGCAATGTTCTTTGATATCGTTAAAAAAATTCTAAATTGCGTCTGTTATAAATGTTCGAAGTGTCTTATTTCTCCAGATACTACTCATAAAGATTTTAAAAACGATATTAGTAAAATCCTATCTATTAAGAACAACCACAAAAGATGGGAGGCCTATTATAAACTCTGTAATACCACTACTAAATTGAGAGCTTGCGGTGATGATGACGTAGTAGGATGCGGAGCTGTGCGGCCTACTAAGATTCACAAAGAAAACTCTATGAAAATTATCGCAGAATGGAAGGATAAAAAGAATGAGGAAAAAATATCTCAAGAATTTACTGCAGAAGATATTCTGAGAATATTCAAAAGAATAAGTGAGAAAGAAATGGAAATGATGGGTTTCAATCCGAAATGGAATAGACCAGAATGGATGATTTGCACTATCTTGCCTGTTCCGCCTCCCGCCGTTAGACCCAGTATTATCGAAGAGAATGGTCAAAGAAGAGAAGATGACTTGACTCATAAATTAAGCGATATTATTAAGGCTAACAATCAAGTCCAAGATAAAATTAATAAGGGCGCTACTGAAGAAACTATCAGATATTATACTATACTATTGCAATATCACGTATTTACCTTTATTAACAATCAGATGCCTGGATTAGCTCCTGCGCAGCAGAGAAACGGTAGGAAATTAAAATCAGTAACTGATCGTATGAAAAAGAAGGAAGGGCGTATCAGAGGTAATTTAAATGGTAAGCGTGTAGATCAATCAGCTCGCTCAGTAATTACCCCAGACCCATATATTAGCATTGACGAACTTGGAGTACCTATCAAAGTAGCTATCAATATTACATTTCCAGAAATTGTAAATAAATATAATATCGAACATATGCGCAAGTTAATTATGAATGGTGCAGATAATTGGCCAGGGGCTAAATACATTAAGAAGCCGAATACAACTATTAATCTGAAATATTCGCGTGATTTAGAAACGATTGCTAAAGAATTAAAAAATGGCGATATAGTACACAGGCATTTATCTGACGGCGATTATGTATTATTTAACAGACAGCCTTCACTTCACAAGATGTCTATGATGTGCCACAAGGTTGTTATTATGCCTTACCAAACGTTTCGCCTCAATGTTCTTGATACCCCTCCATATAATGCAGATTTTGATGGTGATGAGATGAATTTGCATTGTCCTCAGAGTATCCAGACGATGAACGAATTGATGGATATTGCAGCAGTGCCATATATGATTTTAGCACCAAGAGACGGCAAACCTATCATCGAAATTGTTCAGGATACTCTCGTAGGTTCTTATCGTTTAACAAAAGATTATACAGAGATTCACGATAAAACAATGGCTAATATTCAAATGGTCAATAGTTATTTTACGGGAAGTTTGCCTAAACCAGAAAACAAATACTTCTATAGTGGTAAAGAAGCATATTCCCAAATATTGCCTCCAGGTCTTTATATAAATAGAAAAAATAAGAAAGACGAAAAAGTAATTATCAACAATAGTGTATTGGAAAGTGGAAATCTCGATAAGAATGTATTTCACGGTATCTCTACGGGACTAATCCCAGTTATTTATCATGATTATGGGCCTTTTGAGGTAAGTAAGTTTCTCGATAATACTCAAAGATTAATTTGTAGATGGCTGCTAACATCGGGATTCAGTGTTGGAATTAGCGATTTAGTAACTGATAAAGTGACTGATGAAACTCTCAAAAATAAAATTAAAGAGATGCAGACAAAGGCTTATAATAAGTTGGATCAGATTAGAAGAGGAACCTTTATTAACAACAGTATATTTAATAACGAAGATTATATTGAGAGAGAGTTGATTGGTATTTTAAATGAAACTACGAGCGAAGTTGGTAAGATTGGTTTTGCACAAATTGAAGAGAAGACTAATCGAATGATTAATATGGTTAAATCTGGATCAAAGGGTAAGGAAATCAACATATCTCAGATGATTGTTTGTGTAGGTCAGCAGAACGTTGACGGTAAAAGAATTACATATGGTTTTACAGACAGAACACTCCCGCATTTTACAAAATACGACGATGGCCCCGAAGCACGAGGATTTGTTAAGAATAGTTTCATTTCAGGTCTGAAACCACATGAAGTATTCTTTCATGCTATGGGTGGTCGAGAAGGTCTAATTGATACTGCTGTTAAAACTTCTGAAACAGGGTATATTCAGCGCAGATTGGTAAAAGCAATGGAAGATTCCAAGATTCATTATGATAATAGCGTTAGAACTGCCGATGGTACTATTATACAATATATATACGGAGAAGATGGTATGGATGGCTGTAAAATAGAGGTTCAAATTATTGATAGTATCTATAAAAATAATATAGAACTTGATTTGGAATACAATTTGAAGAAGACAGATAATATAGAAATTCATGTAACTGAAGAGGTGTTAAAATCTATTACTACAGACACCTATAAAAGATGCAATGAACATTTTGAAAAAATCATAGACGATAAGTTGTTCCTTATCAAGAAGATATTTAATTACGAAAAGAAGAATGTAATCAACTATCCTATTCCGTTTCGCAGGATTATAACAACGACTCATAATAGATTGTTGAGTATCAATATTGAAGGAGTTAAAACTGATCTATCTCCTGATTATATCTTAGATTGTATAAATAAATTAGAGAAGGAGCTCTTTATTAAAAATCTCAATCAAGGCATGAGATTTCTCCATATACTATTGAGACTCTATTTGAATCCTAAAAAATTAATATTCCATTATCATTTCACTAAGGAAATATTTGATTATATTGTAGTCCAAATTATTGAATATTTTAATCAGGCTATTGCACAGCCGGGAGAAATGGTTGGTATTGTTGCAGCCCAAACAATTGGTGAATTAGGTACTCAGATGACTTTGGATTCATTTCACGTATCTGGAACAGCAGCTGCAGTCAAAGCTACATCTGGCGTTCCACGTCTTAAAGAAATTTTATCGGCAACTAAAAAAACTAAGACACCCACATTGATTATATATATGAAGAATGATATTTCGTGTGTGATTAATCCTATTAAAAATAGCAATGGAGATTTCAATGATCCAAGAATAGATGCTACAAAAGACCATGCTATGAATATAAAAAATTCTATTGAAATCACTAAGCTATCTGATATTCTGGAGTATAGCGAGATATATTGGGATAATGGAGAATACTATGAAACGAATATTGAAGACGATCAAGGAATTATGAATATATACAAAGAGTTTGAAGAACTTAATGGATCATCATGTCGCGCGCGTAGTTCGTCTCCGTGGGTTCTTAGATTGGTCTTTAATAAACAGAAGATGTTATCTTATAGATTGAAAATGATAGATATCTATACGAAATTAAATTTGGCATATGATAAATATATTGATTGTGTATATAGCGATGATAATGCTGATGAATGTGTATTTCGCATTAAATTGACTGATCTGGCTCTCAAGGACGGAGATGAAATTGCAACTATTAAAGCTATAGAGCATAATATAGTACATCAAATATTATTAAAGGGATACAAAGGTATTAAGAAGGTATCGCTTAATAAAAAGAAATATACAAGATATAACGATGATACAAATAATTTCGACGATATTCTTGAGTGGGTATTGGATACAGATGGTACAAATTTGATTGAAGTATTAGAAAATCAAAACATAGATAGTACTCGTACAATTTCTAATGATATCAGAGAAATATATGATACTCTTGGTATTGAGGCAGCAAGAAATGCGCTATACAAGGAGTTAGTTGCTGTAACAAACGAAGGTTCAATGAATTATAGACACATGTCTTTACTTATAGATACTATGACTTACAAAGGACAATTAATGCCTATTGATAGACACGGTATTAATAGAGGAGATATAGGACCTCTTGCTAAATCGTCTTTTGAAGAAACCACTGATATGTTAATTAACGCAAGTATTTTCGCTGAATATGATAAGGTAAATGGAGTATCCGCAAATGTAATGTTGGGTCAACAGCCTCCGTGTGGAACTGGAGATAGCAAGATATTGATCGACGAAGAGTATATGATTGAGCTATTGAATGATTTTAACATAAAAAATCCTATGAACGAAGAAAATCTCGATACTATAGTAGAAAACGACGAACATGACGACGAAGATAAATTCACATATAACGAGAATGATTTGCGAGTTAAATTAAATTTGGATAAAAAGAACAGCAAATGCTATAAATTACACCAACAAAATATAAATATTATTTAGAATCTGGAGATAACAAGGAATCGTTGGAATTGTATTTTAAATTAAGTAATTTATTTTTAATATCTTCGGGAGCTTCTCCCAATTCTTTATAGATGTACGAGTTACTATCTGAAAGCTTGATTATATAATAAGATATATTATTTATTTTATTTTTTTCCCTAAATAGCATTAATAGAGGTCGCTTAGCTATTTCATCTATATCCTTTCCGGCTCTATAGAAAACGCTCGTATTATTAAAATCCTTGATACCGTTTCTTTTAACTCCGATACCTCTCCCATACTCTTGTTTATCACGTATTATAAAAATATTAATATTTAGCCAAGTTGCTATTATTTTTAATGTTATATCGCTATAATATTTTATACCATCTTCTTTTTTGATATGCTTAATAATTCTTCGCCTCTCATCAATACTACTTTTATTAAAGTAAGAGTCTAAGAAAACCTTCTCAGATTTAAATGATAAATTAGTGTTATTTAATACATTCATTGTCTTAACGTATACCGCGTAAAAATGCGGATCTTCTTTAAATAATATAGTAATTAATTTATTATTTTTCCTTTTTAAATCGCTAATGTTATTATTATCACATAATATTTTTTCATATTCATCGTATGTATATTGTATTATATGATCGAATTTGTGAATATTTGTTATTATATTCTTATCATAATTTGTTAGATATTCATATAGATCTCTGATATAATTTTCGCCATAATTAACCTTGATATATCTCAATCTCAAAGATAATTTTGGCCAAATTTTCTTCCATTTAGAATTCAATTCATATTCAATACCCTTAAATATAGTAGGTATACTTTTAATTATATTTGTAGATGTAGTATTGTCCTTGATTTCATATGTTTTTTCAATAGGATTATTTAAATTATTTATATTGGTCGGATAATACTCTTTGTAACTTACTATATTTTTCGGTATTCTATCGGGGTTAGATACAAGATATTGAGAAAATATTAATTCTTTGTCTTTTTCAATTATATTTTCAGAAATCTCATTGATATAATCATACTTAAAGTTTCCCAAAGATAATGAGTACCAATTATTTATACTATTTCTAGAAGAAAGATCTATTTCTTCTAAAACTATCTGTAACATTCGAGGGTCGTATTTATTATCCTTTGCTATATCTTTAAGAAGCGTATCTATAACATGAGATTTCGAATGATTAGCTAAATTATTATAAAACTCGTTTGTATAAGTAACAGTCAATAATTTTTTCTTGATATATTTTCGGATTTCATACATATCATTAGTAGTCTTTTTGTTTTTATTAACATATTTGTGGAATTTATTAAAATAATCGCTATTAAATACTATATTATCGTCTATTGCGTGGTCTGTGAATTTAATCGCCCCTTTAGTGATAATTCTAGTCTCCTTCTTTATTTCAAAAGTTTCCACTTTTATTCCAACACCTTTAGCATCTTCTATAAACTCTTTGTGTACATCGTTTTTCACTGATATATTATAAATATTGCCTATTATATCTTCGCTAAACACTATATTTTTAATATTAAAGAATTCTATAAGTAACTTTATAAATATTATAGATTGTTTCTTAAAAGTTATTATTACATTGTTATGTAATATAATTTTATCTATAGATAGATCGTTGTTTATTATCAATGTTTTAAAACCATATACGTCTTCGGTATTCTGTTCGATATTATTCACGCGTCTTATAATAGCTCTTATATTAATCTTATTCTCATATATATCATTGCTATGAGTTTCGTGTTTCACACTCTTCGTACTCTTCATATTAGCCGAGCAGCTTGTTAATATATTTTTGATATTCTCGTGATCGTCTAAATTATAAGATTTAGTATCAGTCTTTGTATTTATCGTCCTTGATACAAGCGGTTCATATATCGAAGTATTTATATTATCCTTATCATTATTATTGTCCTTATATATCATAATCATTTTGGGATTTTTTCCTAAATAATGTATTAAATCATTAAAAGTCGTATAATAAGGACATATAATTTGAACATTATTATCGATCCCTTTCTCTACCTCCCATGATATAATTAATCTTTTATATAATATCGCAACTAATGAATATATATATTGAATATTTTTATCATATTTACTATCGGTCGATTTTAAATAACTGATAAATTTTTTATAGGCTTTATAAATAGATAATAATCGCGACTTGGTATATAGTGATTTTTTGGAATTATCTTCTACTTCAGGAAAGAATAGCAACTTATTATTAAATTTATTCAATAATTCAATATATAAGTTGGCGTTAGATTCAGGAATTACTGGTTCATTATCTGAGAAATCCTTGAATACATTTCCATTTTCAAGAGACAAAAAGGTAATTATATCGAGTCTTTTTTCTATATCTCTCAATAAGCTATCTCTCGTCTTATTTAATAGGAAAGCTATAACATCTATAATGTTATCATAATTATTCAATTTTTTATTTGCAGGAATATCTTTAATACCCTTTCGTAATATACAATTGTGTTTATTGATATTATTGCGATTTATGCAATTATTCAAATAATCTGTATGATTATTATATAGAACGTGATATAATTCCTTACGAATATTTCCATATCTATTTTTATATATAATAGGTATTTGCGTCATAATATAATTATTAGTAACTGCTTCATTATCTTCGCTACTGCACTTGCTTTCTTTCTTGACTTCGACAGATTCTTTCTTAATTAATATAGCTTCCTTAGCCTTTCTCCCACGCTTCCCTTTTTCTGGTTTATCTTCTGTAATTATTTTTTTAGGCTTATCGACCTTTACCTTTTTTAATTCTGGATTCTTAGTACCGCAACAAGGTATATTGTGTTTATCTATGCGATATGCATATCTTGGCTTATTCGCATTGTTCATAATTTCATTTAACATCATTGGTTTTTCATTTTCATCGGGGCACATCATTCCTTTTGCATATTCATCTTCATTTAATGGTATGTTACTTACAGGACACCATATTCTCGGACAAGTATAATAGTGTTGGTTATCTTCGGTGCTACCGTATTTAATTATATTATCAAGCTGCTTATCATGACCTTTTAGTTTGAGTTCATTGAGTTCTGATTCTGATAAAACTATAGGTTGGTGAGGAGGCTGGCAATTCCTCGCCTTATTTCCTTTCCACAACTCCTTATCAGCTATATTTAGCCTATTTATTAGATAATTGTCTTTAGCTTTACCGCCACCAGACGATACAGCATTATCAATATATTCATCACTTTTTATACTACTATAATCGCTGCTCTTGCTGCTCTTGCTGCTCTTGCTGCTCTTGCTGCTCTTGCTGCTCTTGCTGCGCTCATCGGAAGAAGATTTTAAAGAGGTACTTTTTCTTTTTATTTTAATAGGTGAGCTTTTTTTCGGACTATCTTTTAGATGTTTAGAAGGTTTATCTATTTTGGAATTTTCAATTATTCTTATAATCCAGTATTTTAAATTCTCGAGTTCAAAATAAGATTTGATATTTGTAGTAATAACCTCTATATTATCATTGTTAACAATAACAGTTATTAATGAAATAGCTTCCCTATTATTACCTGCTTTAATCAATTTATATTGTTCGATATCCTTCATGTTAGTAATAATTTTATTGATATCTCCGATAGAACGGATTATACCCATGTTTTTTAGCTCATTCAATATTTCATCTTTTGATATATTTCGATTTTTACTTCGAGTTCTTATATAATTATCAACATCAATATCATTAGACCGTTTGTATATGTAATATCCAACATTTTTCTTAACTTCTTTAGCATTTTTCTTATCATCTTTAGAATTCTTTTCAAAATCTTGAAATATATTAGCATATAATCCAATTTTTTTAATTAAAGACGTATCGATATAATTGATTGAATAAGTTATTCTGGAGTTAATATCGCAGACTTTAAAGTCTTCATCATCTATCTTTAAATAATCTTTGAGATAGTCAATTATTTCAAATTTTATTTTGTTAATTACTGTTATATTTTCTCCTCTATCCATGTTATAAATGATATGTATAGTAAATACACCGTCGTTCGATATGTTTAATCTTATATTTTCTCTACCGTAATATATATTTATAGCAGGCTCTTTATCCTTATTATTGTTTAAATTAAATATCTTATGCAATTCTCTATCCTCTATAGTATGGTCTTTGTATAATTTATAAATAGCATTACTATTATTAATCAGCTGTATCAATTGCATTTTCTCATTTGTTTTAAAATTATCAAACAATACTATTAGGGATTCAATAGCATATTTGTGTGAAAAAGAAATATTATAATATTCGTCTTTTTTTTCTTTGGCCTTAAGAATTTTAGTATTATAGAGGGCTATAGTATTATTTTCTAATTTCTTATTTAAATTGCTCGCCACTTGGGCTTTCATATTAGGATAATAATATTTATTTTCGTATTTAAAATCATTGTAAAACACAATATTTAAAGCATCTGTATTTAATATATCTTCATTATATACATATTCAATAGGCTCTTTTAATTGCATAGAATCTCTATCACGAGATTTAAAAGGGTTTTGATGATAACCCTTCCATAAAATCTTTTTAATATCAAATAATATAGAGTTATCTATATTGTCTGAAGAAGACCAAAAATAATAAGGATATTCTACTTGTTTACTCTCATAATTATATATATGAAATGCGATCTTATCCAACGTATCTTTAATACTAATATCGCGAAATATGTATTCTTTAATTACAATTTTATTTTTATGATTAACATTAACATCAAACACATATTCGATATATTTATTTTCAGAAACCCATCTTTTAACAAATATAGGGTTGAGTAATTCCATTTATATATCTAATCTATTAAGAAGAAAAACATATTATTTTATAATTTAATAATATAGAACATAGAGTAAATGACCTTATTAATTAATAATCTAATATCTTTATTGGAAAAAGATAATAAAAATAAGGATGATGTTGAAAATACCAATATTTTATATGATAATTTACTTAAATTAATAAACAAAAATATAGAGGATTTTATTACACCTAGCGAAGCTTTGCAAAAAACAGTTAATATTCGCGAAGAACAAGATAGAATAGCTCGCGATGTTCAATATAATTATGATCAAAATAGTGAAATAATTATCGAAAAGACTGACGACGAAGAAGAGAATACTGGTGGGACTTCGGCTACTACGGCAGCCGATGCAGATAAAAAGGATACTTCAAGTGAAGAATCTAAAAAAAATGAAAAACCTGTGACTAAAAATTTGATGGATAAATTTAAATGGGTCTTATTGGGTATTGGTATATTAATATTGTTAATATTTATTGCATTTGCAATATACTACTTTTATTTTTCATCAAATACTGAAACCTCGCAGCTGCCCGTACCGCCTGTTCTACCGCCTGTTCTACCGCCTGTTCTACCGCCTGTTCTACCGCCTGTTCTACCACCTGTTCCACCCGTAACTCCAGAATACTTTCAAGAGCCTGCAAAAGTACAAGAACCTACATATATTCCGTCCTTTTGGAATCAAGATAGTGTCCAATATAAAGACGATCATATAGAAACCGCAAAAAAAACATTGAGAGAACCATCGCAAATATTTCAACCAGCCATATCTCGCAATTCACAAGAACTTTATGATACACCCTATCCGTCCAAGCAGCATGAGCCGTTTGAGCTACCCAAATCTATTATTTCGTCTTTTTGGAGTCAAGAGAATAATGATATAGAAAAAAAACAAACGCTTCAAGTACCTCAAAGAGAACCATCATTAAAATTTAGAAAATCTCCTGAGCAGCCCGAGCAGCCCGAGCAGCCTGAACGGCCCGAGCAGCCTGAACGGCCCGAGAAGCCTGAACGGCCCGAGCATCCTGAACGGCCCGAGCATCCTGAACGGCCCGAGCAGCCCGAGAAGCCCGAGAAGCCTAAATCTATTATTTCGTCTTTTTGGAATAAAGAGAATGATATAGAAAAAAAACAAACATCTCAAGTATATCAAGTACCTCAAAGAGAACCTTCGTTAAAATTTAGCAAATCTCAAGAGGCGCAGGAGGAGCCAGACGAGGTACCCAAATCTATTATATCATCTTTGAGTCAAAAAAATGATGTTGAAAAAATAGAATCTTCTGTAAAATTTAGAGAGCCTTTAGAGGCTCCAAAAACTAAAACAACACCTCAAAGACGATCATCTGTAAAATTTAGCGAGCTTTCTGAGCCTCCAAAAAAACAGACGCTTACTGAGAACGACGTAAAAGACGTAGCCGTAGTCGTTGACGAACCAGCTATGATAAAATCCAAAACTGTAGAAAAAGAGGACAATAACGACATAGAGGACGAATCGACATTTTTCTCGTTTTTCTCTAATAATGCTGATAAAAAAGAAGCTACTAATAAATTAAAAGAAGATGAAGAAGAAATGCTAAAACAGATTTTAGATAATTCCGAATCTAATGTAGATAGTAAAAAAGTAATCCCTGTAAAAGGAGGGCGAGGCGGACGAGGCGGGCGAGGCGGACGAGGAGGGAAGGGCGGACGAGGAGGACAAGGTGGAAGAGGCGGGTGTGGATGTACGGGAAATAAGAAAAAGTAAGTAATTAAGGCTGTTTGTAAAAATATAATAGTGTGTCTCTCATTAAATATATAATATAAAATCCTATAAATATCCCTATTGATATTAATAAAATAACCATAAATGAATTTGATATCAAATAATATATTAGGTATATTATTACTAATAAAATAGTCATATAGTAACCATTTATATTCTCTAATAAAGGATAATAGCTATTAATGTTTTCTATTAATGAGAAAAAAGTATTCATTATTGTTCTATAATTAAATTAATATTTTTAAATTACCAATTGCTTCAGGTGTCCTACGCGAATATCAGTATTAACCATAATCTGATAACCGGCCTTTATAATATTTTGCGAAAACGATACATCTTCGCTGCAAATATCCGTTAGCATTTTGCCATCATCAGCTATTATTACGCTCAATTCAGAATCAAAATAAGGGTATTTCATATTATCAAGAACCTCTCGTTTAACAGCCATAAATCCCATACCAGTATATGCAACGGGATAGTATTTAAATCCAGTCTCTTTTTTCCATATTTCAATATCTTCAGGTGTAATAAATTTAAATGATCCATGTTCCTTGAAATAATTTGTATCCCAGTCTTTTACAAAAGCAAAATTCATCAAATCAGACATTCTATACATTCCGGAAACAACCGGATGATGTTCGGTCGATTCTATCAATTCAATTACTTGTTCGGGAGTAAAAACAATATCGCTATCAATGGTAATCCATACGTCAAAATCTAGACCATTGAAAGGCTTTTGCATATCTCCACGTAGAGTATCAAGACCTAATGTTTTCATTCTAACAAATGAAACAAATGAGCCAGTTGCTGGAGAAATAGTTATATCATATTTTTGCATTTCCAGAACTTTGCTAATAGTAGCAGTCCACGAAATTAAAAATTTAGAGCTAAAATTATCGCCGGGCAAGGCAAATACGATTTTTTTCAAAACCTTCCTTTCAATTTCATTTTTAAGATTTTTATCTTCGTCCATTATGTTTAATATATGAAAATATTTCTTATATCGTTTTATACGCATTTACATGCGAAAATGTAAAGATATATAAAATATATTTGCATATTATAATATAATATATATATATTAAATGTTTGATGATAATTATAATTACGACAATATAATATATAATACCGAATTGGATTATGAATCTCCGAGAATAGCACAACCAATAAAAATAAAAAAACAATTAAAACCTCATCAACTCGCATGTGTCTTTAAAGCAACTATGATGGAAAATGTAAGAAAGATTAAGTATTCGTCTGGAGAAGAGATGGAATCTAATATTGGTATTTTAGGAGATATCGTAGGTTACGGAAAGACATTAACGGCTCTATCAATCATAGCGCATAACGACTTGAATAATATATTTGTTAATAATCAAAAAATTATAAGTCAACATAGTACTAAAAAATATAATTATTTTAAGCTAACATCGAGCAACAAAAACGTTCCTATTTTAAATAACATGATAAACTCTACGCTTATTATTGTTCCAAGAGGACCTGTATATATTCAATGGGAAAAAACATTGAGCGAAAATACAGACTTGAAATATTTGGCCATAGATAATTTAAATTTTATTAATAAATATATGCCCAAATATCATGGTGATGACGAAGAAATAATCAACTATTTTAATCAATATGATGTTGTTCTTATTAAAAATACTACACTAACAACGCTATTTAAATATTATGATCCATACTATTTGAACTTATTCAAAGAATCGAGGCATTCGCCATATATCTATAATTGGAAACGTGTTATTATCGACGAATGCCATGATATTATAAATAAAATAGAAACCCTTACATATCTATATCTCTGGCTAATTAGCGGAACCTATTTGAATATATGTGACCGTATACATTCATCTTCGAATTCATTACATCACAATATAAAAGAAATGATAAAAGAGGAGTATTTGAATTTTATTTTAGTAAAGTGCAATAAAGAGTTTGTTAGACAGAGTTTTAACGTGCCCCCGATAATTGAAAAGTTTTATCTATGCAAAATGTCTAAATATTCAAAGGCCATTATACCATATATTAATCAAAATATTCTCGAAAAAATTAATGCGAACGATATATCGGGTGCTATTAAAGATCTCGGGGGTAAAAATGAAACAGAAGCAGGTATCGCAAATCTAATTTGTACTGATATGAATAAAGCAATTCATAATAAATATAAAGAGATGGACTATATAGCTTTATTGGATATTCCCGAAGATATTAAGGCGAACAAGTTAAATATTATTACAATCGAGTTGAAAAATTTGAAGGATAAGCTAAAAGATTTGACTGAGAGAATTTCAGAAATAGAAAATAAGACTTGTGCTATTTGCTTGGATAATATAACTCATCCGATAATATTGGATTGTACTCATATTTTTTGCGGCACTTGTATTATTAATCTATTAAACACGTCAGTTAATAATGATAGAAAGAGATGCCCCAATTGCCGCACAGAGATTAAAAGTACAGAGAATCTAACTGCTATAGTGCCCATCAAGAAAGAAGAAACAAAAATAATTAATAGGGATGTTATTGGTAAAGGGGTTCTTAGCAAAGAAGATACTTTGATAGAATTGATTCTAAATAATAAATCTGGAAAATTTATTGTATTTAGTCGTGTAGATGCGGCATTTTCTAAGATAACTGAGATTCTAACGACAAATAATATAAACCATGCTTGTCTTAAAGGAAATACAAATCAAATGATGAATATTCTAAATAATTTTAAATATGGTAATACCAGCGTTATTTTACTAACAACACAATATGCAGGATCCGGAATTGATATTAGTATAGCAACCGACGTAATTATATTGCATTCTATGGATGCAGATAAACAACAGGCTATTGGTAGAGCTCAGCGTGTCGGTCGAATTTATCCATTGAATGTTCACAATCTATGTTACGAACATGAAATGAATACTGAGAACACTATATAAAATATGAAATACGCGATTATCATTACATCATATAGCATAACAAATATAATAAAAATTGATATTACTATAATATATAGTAATATCAATTTAACAGATATAACAGATATAATATACTATATTACTATACTATTAAACAATTTGTAAAATGCCCGACGATAGAAATGCAAAGAGCTCTCTCAATATAACCTTAGGAAATATTGATAATATTAGTAATAAGAGAATTCCCAAGTACAAGAAGGGGGACGATAATGTAATTAAAATATCTAATGAAAAACAAAGACATTATTTGGACATCGCAGCAAAAATTGCTACTAAATCTCCTGTTTACACTCATAAACATGGTGCTATAATAGTACATAAAGATATTGTAATATCATCTGGATATAATTTTTATATAAAGGGAAATAGTATGCACGCAGAAATAGCAGCGATATCAAAAATAAACAAGAAATACAAGGGAATTCTAAATGAATGCGATATCTATGTGGTAAGAATAGGCCCCAACAGTCTGGACAATCCTCTAAAATATTCACGCCCTTGTTTAGATTGCGAGAGCACTATCACAAAATACAACATTAAAAATGTGTATTATTCAACATCTTGTGAATATGGTACTGTTCATAATAAATGCAAATGCTTCATGTAATTATTTAATTAGAGAGTCAATGATACTTTAGGGATAATTCTTTTGATATGTTTTTTCATCACAGTCTCTCTATCATCTTCAAAAATTTTTTTTAATAATTCTTCTCCAGACAAATCATTATATTTTATAATCATATTTTTAATATCATTCATTTTAATGGGAACTTTACATTCTTTAACATTTGTTTTAATTCTTCCATGTTGTGTATTTAGATCATTATATTTATAATTAAACATAAATTGCTCAATCTTTTTATTTAAAACTCCTTGATAATTCTTGCGTTCTTTCATAGCTATACTAAGTTTTCTTATTTGATCATCATATTTAAACCAATCATTTACTAAATTTTTAAAGGTTTCCAATTCTTCCTCAGAAGGTTCCGTGTTCTTATTATTTATAATATCGTCAACAATATTTAAATTATTTTCCATTATATATATTAGACTTTAATTATCCTTAAATTATTTTTTTACAAATTTTTTTAAATTGCGCAAATCTCTTTCTCCTACATATTCACTCTTTTTTTCTCCATTAGAATACTTTAATATCGTAGGAAATCCAGACACTCCTTCCTTATATTTTTCTTTTAATTGTTTTATATTATTAAATTCCGCATTTATAATAACCACGTCGTTAGTATTTTTAAAATGCGTGCATAATTTAAACCACGTTGGTTTCAGAACGTTACAATGATAACACAAATCTGAAAAATATAATATAATTACATTATCATGTTTTTTAATTATATCTTCGACTTTTTTTATATTATTATCTTCATTTAAATTTATAATCATGTAAATCTTCTAAATATACGCGCGATTATTTTATATTTTATATTAGTTTACTTTTCTTCCTCCTGTATTTTTATAGGTGGTCAATCTATATGTTGGTGCTCGCGGAATATCTATTTTTACAGTAGAATTAGCATATTTTTTGAACATAAAAGCTCGCAAATATCTTAATTCTAAATCGTATAATATATTTCCACCATTACTCTCAAAATTATTTAAGACATTTAATAAATTGATTAAATCTTCATAATACATTTCGGTATAGTTCATGCCATGTCTTTTCTTTTTTATTGTATCATTCAATGTAATTAGAACTGTGATATGGTATTTAATAAGTATCAATATATTATTTCGTAGAACCTCAATATCACGATCAATTCTTGATATATCATTTTCTAGAATATGATTTTTTTCCTTATTGAATATATCTAAATCTTTATGATTTCTTAATAAAGTCTTTCTATTACGAAATATATCGAGTATCTCTTTCTTTTTTTTATTACTAAGTCTGATATTTTTATCTATAGCTTTTTCGAAATTAAATATAGTATTGAGCAACTCTAATATCTTGGAAATCAAAGGGTCTACTTCGCTTTTCTTGTTGAACCAACCACCTCCCTTATGTGTAACTATAAATTTATTTTTATATTCGAATATATATCCCATTGCATATTGTAATGTATATTCATTTATCCTATTCAATGTTCTATAATCAAAAGGTTTTACCTTTTTGTTTGCTTTATAATATTCTTTGAAATTCTCTACAGCGGTTATTACTCTTCTCACCATCTAATAGTAATATAGATTTTAAATATATATTATAATATAGATAGAATTATGAATAATTATAATGAATTAGAATACGATAAAGAGTACAATCCTTCGGCATTGAGTTCGAAAATATCATGTGCAAATATGAGTTTATTATCTAAGGATTATACTATCAAGCAACAGATGATATCTGAAAAGGCTATAGATTATGAATTGTGCGAGAGATACAATAATTATTTTGATAATATATGCGATATAAAAAACATGGAAAACGATCTTTTAACTGGTATGTCTATTGGGAAAAAAAGCTGTATTTATAAGAAACCCGAATATCAAGGGGGCGAATGGCTATATCAATATGGGATAAGTGATACATTTAAAAATCAACTAAATTCTTATGAACTATTTAACTTTCAATCAAAGGCAAAGACTACTAAAAAGGTAAATAATAAATGCAAACAAAATCCTCAATTATTGGGTCATTGCGACAAAGGACCCTTTAATACATATGTTAGTACATTTACTACCGATGAGGATAATTGCGTATAAGTAAAAATTGATTAGATAGATGTATTATTATACAATAATGTTTTCGATAAAGACAATCACTGCAAATGTGCTAAATATCAACAGTGGTAATCATAGAAGATTATGCCATATCGCAGATAATATAATTAAGCATATGAAAGACAAGAGTTCTAATAGCGATTACTATAAACTTAAAAATATACTATCTATCTATGTAAATGATAGAATAAATGCAATGACTACTTTAGAGATTAATTATATATTATATGATTATGGATATGATAATGCTCTAATTAATTATAAGAAAAATTATAAGATCATAGACAATATTAATACCAAAATGCTCATTTATAATTTAATACATAATAACTATTTTGAAATAATAGATATGACTAAAAAAAATGCAATTGCAACTCTCAGTAATTACATCAAGGCTAATAAGGATAGACAGCTATTTAATAAAAAAATAAATATTATAAGAGAGAGTAAATATTTAACTGATAAAATTAACAGAGAAATTGTAGGAGATGATGCTAAGCTTATTCTGAATACTATAGTTGAAAAATTTATTAATAAAACGATCAAAAGTATAAGCAAGAAATAGAGTTATATTTCATATCAAATGGATATAAACATTTCATATCATATCAATATATATATATATATTGTGTTAGTCGTATTATTATGGAAAATAAATTAATTTTTATTATTGACTCGCGCGAAAACTCAGTATATGAAGATATCACATGTAGAGATTTAGATATCTATAAGGAAAAAATAGAGATCATAAGAGAATCTATTTGTATAGGAGATATTCATATAAAATACAATAATAACATATATATTTTTGAGAGAAAAACTGCTAAGGATTTAATTTCTTCAATACACGATGGTAGATATAGGGAACAGAAAGCCAGAATGTTGTCTACATATAATCAAAAATATCTATCGTATATAATTGAAGAGGATGATATATTATCATCTAAAATATATTCAAAAAATAAATCAATGGTACAAGGCGCATATATAAATACTCTATTTCGCGACAATATTAGAATATTATTCACTAAAAATATCGAAGAAACTGTTACTCTACTTCTATCTATTGCTATTAAAATGATAGAACATCCTAAAAATTTTGCTATGATATCGGAGATATCCCAAGATACACATAATACCTCTCAATTATTATCTACCCAGCCAGTATATACGGACTTTATAAAGTTGAAAAAAAAAAAAATAGATAATATTGATATGGACACTTGTTATATTATGCAATTATCGCAGATACCGTACATATCTAATATTATTGCAAAAAATATAGCAAAGATCTATCCCAATATGATAGAATTAATTACTAAACTTAATGATTGCGAGGATAAAATAAAAGAGCTTTGCAAAATTGATGGAGTTGGTAAAGAGAAAGCAGGGACGGTAATTAAATACCTATTTAGCCAATAATGTAAATTGCTTGTAATCTCCTATGATATCTCTGAATACTCTAATATTATTTATAATATTAATATCTCCAATGTTTTGACTTGCAAATATATTTTCTAATATATTAGTCTCCACACTATCTTCTTTTTCCTTATAATATCCCAGAATATTATTGTAATCTGTTACAAATTTTTTATTATTAACCGTTATGATATATTTGATCTCTTTATTAAAGTTAATAATCTTGCTTATAATATTGAGAAACTCCTTGTTTTTATCTATACAATTATTATTGCTATATTTCCAGATCTTATTTGTTCCATCGCTGATATATGCGTTCGATGAAATTATACTTGTCTTAATATTTTTTACAACTTTAACATCTGCTTTGTAAACACCGACCTCTATATTTTTATCGGCCTTCTTCATTTTTTCTTTATCGGTCGTTATTACTTCTCCATCAATTACTTTAACGTTATGATCAATATTCTCTGATATAGTACCAAGCTTTACTATTTTAACTTTAGACTTTGATAGTTTTTTAATTTTTGGTTCAGATAACATATTGATATATTTATCAAAGAGAAGTTCCTTCACTGTAGATAATTTTAAATTCTGGATCCTATTTTTTCTTCTTATATCATCCTGATACATGGGTTTTTCTCTCAACTCATTTTCTATTTTTTCCCAATACTCATCATCTTTATTGTAACCAGGCAATTGATCTATGCAAAGAGCATATAACTGTACAATAGGTTTCATGATTTGATTGGTAATATAATGAAGATAGTCGGGGATCAACCCATTATCTTTAATATATTCAGGATTCTCTATACGGTCTCCTTGCAATGAGTTTGGATTATTCGTTTTAATATATACAAATGGAATTCTCTCGTTAACACATGGGCGATTTCCAGGGTCTCGTGCTCCTATTCTATCCGCCAAAACCTTGTGAGCTATTTTTGACGGGTCCTTGTAAGAAGCCTTTATACTTTTTGTTATAATAAGTTCATTAATACAAGTCTTGCCATCTACTAAATCCTTTAATTCTTCATTTAGAAATTCAACGGATGCTCTCAAATCTTGTTTTTGCAATATGATATCTATTAGACCTCCGTATATTTTTTTAACAATATGTGCATTATCTCTCCTCTTTAATACGATACCCATTGATTTTTGTTTAAAGCTATTTATATCAGTTTCATAAAGATTACCGACATACCTTTTTTTACTCAGTAAAATGAATGGAAATAGCGATTTTTCATAATTTAATTTCTGAGGCTTGGGCATTATTTTTGCAATTTCTTTTTCTACTTTCTGTCCAATTTTTATAGCATATGGTAGAGCGTTCTTTCCCAGTATAGTATTCCCATCATCGTCTTTCAAAGGGAACTTGCAGAATATTGAATCAGTATCTCCGTATATTACTTCAGCTCCATAATTATCTTCTACGAATTTTTTTGCTAACATAATCATATCTCTCCCAGTCGCAGTTGTACAAGCAGCAATCTCTTTAAGATATATAGAGGATGTTCTCGCGCCAATCTGTCCATATAATGAATTCGCAGTAATTTTATAAGCAATCTGTCTCGAATCTAAAACGTCCTTTTCAAAGCTATTATATGTATCATCAATAGATATAACTATACTTTTATCAATATTGTGATTTTCTCCTGTATCAATATTCAATATATTTAATGAATCTCCATTATATGTGCATAATCCAATATATGTGTCGTTTTGCGTCTTAACTGTTTTGTACTCTATCTTTTTTCTCGTATTCTTTCTCTCAACGAGAAGCATATCTAAAATATCCGCAATGATCCCTTTCTTACCATCTTTATACTGAATAAACGTACACTCTTTTTCACCAACTTTCTTCTTCTTATCTCCCTTGCCTTCGTATATATCATAATAGATGTTTTTATACTCAATATTAGGATCTTCTACCCTGTATTTTTCATTCATCAAGAAGCAATCATGAGATAAATTTCTAGAAATCATCGAAGAAGGATATAGAGATCCGTAATCAAATACAACTATAGGATCGTTTAAATAGATTCCTTCGTTGGGTTCTAATACCACAGCTCCTTCGTAACCATCATCTATATCAATAACATTATCAACGAATGATTTTATCGTGGGAATTAGTGAATTTTTTTCCATGCATTGTTTTGCTATAAGAGAGAATATCTTAATACCCTGTCCTCTTCTGAATAAATAATTGAGAGGAACTAAGCACACATTTCCCATACCAATATTATTCTCAATAATTTTTAATTTGTGAATTAAGCGATTTACAAGACAACAATCTTGAATACAATACTCCGCAATTTCACAACGATCTTTAGAATCTCCCTTGAATTTATCGAAAATTTCTTGAGGTTTCAAATCATTCTTATTATCTCCTAAAAATATCGAAGCTACATTATCCAACTTATAGCTATCGAGCTTCTGTTCGCGTTGCATAACCTTCAACAAATCTATTAGGACTACTCCATCCATATCAATATATTTTAATATATTATCACCAAGAGCCGACGAAGACAGTTTCTGTTCTACTAAAGCAGACTTGCGACCAAACAATCTACCCCAGCCAATCTCGTAATCTTCTATAATACCCAATTCGGTGGCCCTATCCCATATATATGGCATATCAAAACCAAATATATTATACCCAGTAACAATATCAGAATTCAGTTCGTTCATTAATTTTTTCCAGTTAATAAGCAGTTCCTTCTCAGTTCTGCAAGATTCTACTACACAATCATTAATTAAATCACACGTATCGAGTGTTATAATATTTTTATATACTATTTTATCAGAACCGTATAAATGAACTGTCGTACCTATTTGAATAATCTTATCGCCTTCGAGAGGTACTAACAATCTATCTAATATTTTAGCCAATTTTGCCTCTTCTTCATTTAGTTGTGCAATAGTCATATTTGTATCATTTATATCATCGTCGTTATCATTATCAACACGTTCTTCGTCACTAGCACTGTCTGATTTGATAGATGCCGAGATTTTATCTAAAATAGCTATTATATCTGACATTTTATCTTTTAGCAGAGATGGTATTCTATCAATGTAATCCTTGCTAATTTTATTTTTAGCATATACGCGGTTAATTTTTAAATTCGTTTTTTCATCTATTATAACATCTTGGATATATATGGATTTTATCCAATATGTAATGAATTCGCCTGTATATTCATAGCCGGCTTTTGCAACCAATGCTAAATCTTGGGCGACCTTGCTATAATTCTTCTTTGCTACAGGAAAATCTCCGTGACTGCTGGTACATTCAATATCAAAAGACGTAATAAGAATGGGTGCAATCTTATTACTTTCTACAGGTATAATATTCTTACCATCTACACTGATATTATAATCGCATCTACTTATGTCGTCGACGATATCATATTTATTAATTCTGACCCATCCACAAGGCTTAATATTTTGAATATGAATATATTTAAGAAAAGGGTCTATATTACTTTCATATGCTTTGAAACCCTGCTTTTCAAGAGTTTTAAAATAGTATTTTAGATTATTAAATAATTTAAGAGATTTCACAGATACTTTAATAAACCGGAATAGTTTGTTATTTGTAAAACCCCAGAAATCCTTCTTTTCTACTATTTCCATTTTTGAAAAATGCGATAGCATATTATTTGGTATAATTTTCTTATCATACTTATTACCGTTAAATGATGCCGTATATTTATCATTTAAAATAATATTTTTTAGCTCCGATACTTTAGCTTCAAACAGAGTATCTTTGTAATTTTCCCATTCTTCTGGTGGTTTAATATAGAAGAAGGGTTTAAAACAATTGACCTTTGTTGAAATTGTAGCACCATTATCACAAACTCCGAACAATACCATAGAATATAGTTCGTCGAAATCTTTTTCCTTGATTCTGTCTCCTTCGGGAACATAGATATCTGTTATCTGAAATTCTATAGGCTTTTTGTCTAAGGGTTCATAACTTTTTCTCGGAAATTCCATTATAATAGATTATATCGATTAATTATTTAAATAATAACAAATCAATTTTTAATTTATTATAAGTAATAGAAGTATGGAAATTAATACAGAGGGGTTTATAATTATAATAGTGACTTTAATAGCCGCCTATTATATTTATAATTATTATTCTGAATATGGTTTGATAAAGGTAAAGAGTAACATAGATAATAATGAATATACTGTACAAATAAAAGATGATTCGCTTGAAGCCGCGAACTTAATAGCAACAGTAAGAGAAAGGCTGCTCGTATTGATGGAACATTTAGAAAAATCATATGGAAAGGACGATAAACGCGTTATGCTATTGAAGAAGAACTTTAGACCAGATAGATTAAAAGAGGGAGTTACTACTCCGGGCTATACGAGCTATTCTGTAAATAAGGGAGAGCAAATTATTTTGTGTTTGCGTAATAATGACGAATTAGTTGATATAAATACATTGTTTTTCGTTGTATTACACGAGTTCGCACATTTAGCTACAGAGAGTATTGGGCATACTGAGGAATTTTGGGATAATTTTAGATGGATATTAGAAGAATCTATAAATATAGGTTTATATATCAAACAGGATTTTAATATTAAAAACGTAGAATATTGCGGGATGTCTATTACTTCTTCACCGTTAGATTAGATAATATATAATATATAAGATAATATTTTATATATATATTAATTGTAAAATTGTAACGATGAAGGATTTAGTGCTATATAATAAAAATAATAATCAATTTGATTTATTTCTATATATAATATTTATTTCCATGATGATAAGCAGTAAATACAATAGTTCTATTAAAATAAATGTGATCCGTAGAAAAATAAATCAATATACAAATTGGAATATATATATAATATTTATAAATCATATATTAATTAATGTATTTAGAATCAATAACTTATTGATATCTAAGTTCATTGCGAATAATTCTTTTAATATCATGCTATTATTCCATAGTTTTTTAATATATGACCCCAGAGTATTATTTGAAACTATCGATGGCGAACCATTTGTTTTAAATAAATTCATTAAAAATAAAAACATCTCGGCATCTACGTTGTTGCGATGCGAGTACATGATATGTAATGCAATATTTCATATATTACCAGTATATTTTTATAGAGATACTCTAATACACTATAGATCACACGATGATACTATAAGTATGTTTTTGTATACTATATTTTTTAAATTTATGTGGGCTCTAAATATTTTTGGCAATTTTAATATTACATCAATATATGTCCCTACATTCGAATTTTGTAATGTTAAATTAATTAATATGATAGTCGTATTCGATTATCTCTTGGATAAAACACTTATGGCTTTAACTTAATTATAAGGTATATAAAGATATTATTTAATATAATACCTATATATTAACTATGATCCCCAAAGTCATTCATCAAACATGGAGTAATAATCCGTTGCCCAATATACTTAAATATATATGTGATGAAAATATAAATCTATTAAAAGATAAGGGCTATGATTTTATTTTGTGGACAGATGAAATGATTTTGAAGCTAATAAATAAACACTATCCTAATTTTTATAAAATTTATAATTCTGCGAAAACTGGTGTGCAGCGCGGAGATATTGCAAGAATACTAATTCTATATCATTGCGGAGGTATCTATATTGATTTAGATATTTTAATATTAAAGGATATTGATAAGTTGATTAATATGTCCGAAGATAAATTTTATATAAGCTATGAGCCATCTGCACAGACTAAACTAATATATAATACAGACAGATATATTTGCAATGCCTTTTTTGCTTCAAATAAACATAATAGATTTATGCATAAATTATTATTATCAATACCAGAACATATAGATATGCGAGGTTATGGTGTATTTAATAAATTCGATATTTTTGGCGGCTCCTATATAATGGATAAAATAAATAATTATTCGAGTGATTTGAAAGATGATATCTGCATTATATATGATAGGGAGTTAATATATCCAATTAATGATTTGAAATTAGAAAATATATCAACGTGTGAATCTGATTGGAAATCTGTTAAAGAAGGAAAATATGCAAGAGATCCTTTTATGATACATTATTGGATACATGGAGATTTCGAATCTAAGAATCTTCTTAATATTTTTAAACCTGATATAAATTGTAATATACATCATAACATTTATATGTTTTTTTATTTACTCTATAACAATATTGCTAAAAAAATGATAGGCTCGCAATAAAAAACTTGAATATAATAAATATAATAAGTAAATGAGTCAATATAAATTTATATTAATACTCTTGTTTGAATTAGGGGCTGCAAAAAGCTATTATAATATGGGTCTGAAAATGCAGCATAATATTATAAAAAATACCATATTGCGCGATAGTAAGATGCCTATAATTTATACAAATAAATATTTTAATTACGCTGAAATAAAAAATAAATTTTTATCAGCAGAGCATATATACCCACAATCCCTTTTAAATAACAAAGAGTCCAATGATATGCACAATATTATAAAGACAATCAATACTCTTAATGTAAATAGGTCGAATTATAGATTTCAAGAAGAATATTATAAATATGATAAAAACTGGGTAGAATTAGAATATAAAAACTATGTTAACCACAATGAAAAAATTTTCGTACCAAACAAAGAATCGCGGGGATTTATTTCAAGAGCTATATTATATATGTATAAAGAGTATAATTGCAATCCGCGAAAAATTATTGATATCGAAATTCTAAAAAAATGGTATTATAACTTTTCTCCAACGCACGAAGAAATATACCATAATGATGTTATAAAACGGATTCAAAACAAGAATAATATGTTTATATCATGTTATAACAAAAAAAATAAGGGTATTAAAAAGTTATTAGAGTCGATGTAAATATTATTTGCATTTATTTTTTTTATATTCAACGACGGATACAAAAGAGCCCTTGTTTTTTACATATTATTTATTTGAACCTTTCATTTTTTATTCGAAACATGTTTTGTAGCAAGTACTTTTGGAACATGAGTATTTTTTTTAATATATTTGCGATTATTATAACAATTAATTATCTTGGTGTAATTGTTTTTCTCTATAAGGCTTTAACGTTTATAGGATGTAGTAACATATTTTAACTCTTCTGTTATAATAATATGGTTGTTATATAGAATATGTAAAAGTTATGTGTTTCAAAAATAACAATAAAAGAATAAGGGAATTAAAAAGTTATTAGAGTCGTTGTAAAATACCATTGTAATTTTTGGGCTATTTAATGAGTTTCCATTATTGGTTCAGCGGGATTCTTAATCTGATATTCTTCACGTGAATAATCCATGTGATTATCGTTTAGATATTTTGGAGAATTGTTATTTATATATTCATCAAAATACGGCAATTTAGTTAGAACAGTTAGCATTGATATCTATTATATAACAGATATCAATTTTTTATTTTTTATTGTTTTTTGTTTTTTGTTTTTTGTTTTTTGTTTTTTGTTTTTTGTTTTTGCCTCCGCCGTTATTAAAATGATATTTAAAATAATTTGTTTCATTTTCTAACTCTGGTGTAATTAACTTTGATGTAATTACAGGAGGGGAGGTTTTTTGTTCAGGAGTTTTATTCATTGGCGACAAGTGCACGGTAGTATATAATATATCGGATCTTGGAATTAGTTCTAGTTGTTTTTTTTTTTTGGGTGGATATATTACTCTCGGTTCTTTTCTTTGCAAGTTTGATGTAATTACAGGAGAGGAGGTTTTTTGTTCAGGAGTTTTATTCATTGGCAACAAGTGCAAGGTAGTATATATATTGGGTCTTGGCGACGAGGTAGTATATAATACATTGGGTCTTGGCGACGAGGTAGTATATAATACATTGGGTCTTGGTGTGGAAGGTTTCGAAGATCGCAGGAATTTGGATATTGGTAGTACTTTTGGTTCTTTTTTTTTGGGTGGATATATTACTCTCGGTCCATTTTTACTCATTTTTTATTTGGATTCTCTTATATATTATATATATATATTATTATATAAAAAATGATTAGAATTACATTTTATTATTACTAATGGAACTTTTAAACAAGGAGCAAAAATATGCTATTGAGTGTGTTATGGAAGGTTCTAATATTTTACTAACAGGCTCTGCCGGAACAGGGAAGTCGTATACTATTAAATATATTATTAAATATTTGAAAGAAAATAATAAGAAATTTGCTGTTACAGCTACAACGGGGACTGCAGCTGTTATGATTGGGGGTCAAACGTTGCATTCATTTTTAGGACTCGGTCATGGTACTGCGAGTATTAAGGAAATTTATAGTAATATTTTAAGAAACAAGAAAAAGTACGATAATATATCGTGTATTGATACTTTGATAATAGACGAGATTTCTATGCTTGATAAAGAATTATTTGAAAAAATATCTGAACTACTGTCTTTAATAAAATTAAATGATGGGTATTTTGGGAATATTCAATTAATATTGATTGGAGATTTTTGCCAATTAGCTCCTGTAAAAGGGCAATTTTGTTTTCTATCAGACTTATGGAATAAAATAAATATTAAAGTGGTTTTATTGAGAGAATTGATACGCCAAAGCGATGATTTATTATTTCAGAATATATTGCGAATTATTCGGAAAGGTAGGTGTACCGACAATATTATCACTGTATTAAATAAGTTGCGAGACACAAAATTTGATAATGGAATTATTCCTACGAGATTATATCCTGTAAATATAGATGTTGATAAAATAAATAGTATTGAAATTAAAAAGGTAAAAGCTATGGGTAATAAGTCAAAAACGTATTTTGCTTCGGCAAGTAGTGATATGGAGAAAGATAGGGATGCATTTTCTATAGAACTCACTTTAAATGCGCAAATAATTATTATTAGAAACATAAGTGTAGAAAAATCACTTGTTAACGGAACTCGAGGTATAATTAAACATTTGGATGATGATTTTATTGTTATTAGTGATGTTGACGGTAATATCCATAAAATTAATTATTATACAGATACATATAATAATATTAGTAAATCATTTATTTATCATATGCCTGTAAGAATATGTTATGCTCTATCTATTCATAAAAGTCAAGGGATGACTATCGATGCATTAGAAATAGATATGGGACCCAATATATTTACTTGCGGACAATCGTACACTGCGTTATCTCGTGCTAAAAAATTGAGCTCTATAAAAATAATAGATGTTACTAAAGATTCGTTCAAAACAAATACATATGTAAAAGAATTTTACAAGAAAGCTAATCTTCAATAACAATAATAAATTATCTTATTTATTATTAGATTAGATATATAAAAATGAATAATAAGCAATTAAAGGAAAATTTTGTTACTCAATCTGAAAATAATAATATTGTTAAAAATGTGTTTATTCTAATTGGTTATAGTATCGCTGGTATATTAATGGTCGGTATGTTATCATGGGGTTATTTAACACACGAATATTTATTTGTAGCAATATACTCATTTGTATTTTTGATATATGCATCTATGATAGTAGCATTTATTGTAATCAATAAAGAAATATATGACTCAGATAGCTATAGTATAATACTTGGTACTACTATAATATCTATGTTTTTAACATTTATTGTAATCTGCTTATATGTATATAAATATTTTTCATCTATAAGTCAGACCAAATCAGTTCAAGATATAAGATATTCACTAAATTATTAGAGACTGTTTTAGATGAGACATCTTAGACATAACCGAAATAAGATATAGTATATAATACTATAAATATAATTGTTGTTTTAATATATACATCAAATACAGTTAGATTATCTTGGAGATAATTCGGTATTTTCTCATATATATTATTAATTATTCCGCTATGATATATTAAAAATACTATTAATACGATTATTACATTTTTTTTTACTAATTCAACGTCTATATAAGCCGAATAATCGTTTTTATTTGCTTGTAAATTATTATGGTGCTGCTGCATATAAGGTTGATATATTCCAGAGCCTCCCGAAGGTCCCGAAGGTCCAGAAAGTCCTACAGGTACAGCTGGTCCAACATGGCCGCCTTGGCTAAAATAGTTAGGGTTATTTATTAATGGGATGGGGATATTATGTGAAGCAATTGGTATTTGATTTGGATTTATGTGCATAGAATGTACAGAATTAGCATTTACATCCATATTTTTAGAAGATTGGAGTTCATCGCGAAATTCGTTTAAAACATCTTGAACTACAGGGTCATTTATATCATTTTGTTCAGATAGTGTATTCAATTGTGATTTAGTTGTAGAAACCGACATTAATCTAATAATATATTATATTAAGATAATTAAGATTATAACGCAATATAATATTTAGTTACATTAGAATAATTAAGTAAATTATTAGAAAGTAGAAAAATAAGATTATAGGTTGTTTGCAGAATTCTTAGAAGAAAAAATAAAAGAAGAAGAAGAAAAACCCAAGTTAGATAATAGATATGATGAAATATATTGGGCATTATTATCATCTAACCCAGCTATATTCGAAGCCAAATAAAACAATTTTTTTTCTGAGATATTATTAGATACATTCAAAAATGCCCACAAGAATTAAACAAATTGCTGATATAAAAAACAAAATATTATCCAAAATCCTAAAGGTA